CCGACATTCACTGCAACCTGGCCTGTCAAACTAAGAAGCAGTTGTGTCGGTAAAAAACATCGACGCTCGCGTCAGGGCGGAATGATGACAATGCACCCCTGGGGTGCGTGTTTAACGCGATGTGAGGTTTTCGGAGTAACGCCACGGGCGCTACTTCCGATAACATACATTATTGTCGAGTTTCCGACTAAGTGACTTTTTAAGTGAGTTAGTACCATAAGTACCAGAGGTACTATTCCACTTACTCCAATATTAGGCAGCGAATTCACAGAATTCACGCTGCCTGTTTCTTTCTAGCCCTTGCCTTCGCCCATCGAATCTTGACGCAGCGTCGCATTTCCGCGCTTCGTTGCGCCGGCGTCATCTTGGCCAGGCGCGAGGTCTTGATGGGATTCGGCTTCGCGTAACGGGCCATGGCGGCACGTCGCTTCATCTCGCTCAGCTCTTCTCGGGTCATCCTTTCTATATTACTGCAGTGGTAGATTAATGCAACGTCTTTTTTCTCCACGTAGCCACGGTTTTTCTATTTAATGCCTGCAGTTGTACTTAAATTAGGTCACACGACGCGCCGCGGAATGCCGGCGAACTCATCGTGAGGCGTCCATTCCGCGATCCTGCAGGCCAGCTCGTCGTGGATGAGGCAGAGTATCCGGCCTCGATCGGCATCCGGGATTATGTCAAATTCCGCGGCGAGGAACCTCGTGATCCTGGTGCGGATGAGATCAATGTCAGGTTGCACCTGACAGCCTGACACGTCCCGTGCGAGGGTGTCGCGCACCAGCGGTTCGAGCAGCATAGCCCACATGCCCGCCGGCGCGGCGACGCGCCCGACTTCTTCAAACTTCCCTTCGGCGCGATCGTAGCGCCAGAGGATGACCGTGTTGTCGCACTTGTGGCGATTCCAGCCTTTCTCGGGTGCCTCGGATCCGGCGTGCTCCACCAGCAACGGGACGCGCGGGTACGTGCCATCCGGGTTCAGGTCGCTTTCGAGCACCCACGAGCCCGGCCTGAGATAACGCCCGCGCCACTCGAACGGGGAACGCGATCGCGGGTCGACGTGCTGGAGCAGCTTCGCGTAGGTCGCTTGGCTGCGTTTGGTCCGGGAGAGGGGGAGACGGACTTTCTTGCCGGGATCCAACGCTTAGTATGTTGACCGCGATTCAAATTTGGGGCGGACGAGGCGCTTTCGGCCGCGACTTAGTACGGGGAGTCCTATTGAAACGACAGGGCAAACACTTTCCTGGAAAATGTTCAGGAACGCGCTTCTTTTCGTAGTACTAACGAGACACGATTTAGTCCCAGTTTGGTGCGTAAGGGCTTGCAATTTCACATAAGACCCGTTATCGGAACCTAGCATTCATAAAGGACATTGAAGTCCGATTTTGTTTTTTGCGCAGGTGCGCACAAACGCAGAGGAATGGGGTAGCTCTGACGGGCGGGCGTTAGTCATTTATTGTCAACAAGAAACCCGGTAAGCTTAGCCCATGGGCTGGCTGAAAGAGCGCATCGAGAGAGACCGACGGTTCAAGGCAGAAGTACCGAAGGTATGGGAGCAGCTCGTTGAATCGATTCAACTGGCGGTTGGCGAGTGGAAGGAGCACGGTGCTGCCGATGTTATATTTCGCCGCGAACGCGAGGGCTGTGTGGTCTTGGTGAAAGAGACAACCAACGAGAAGTGCGAGATTTTCTTCAATTCCCTGGAACCTTGCGTGACTTGTACCGGTGCGAGGGGTGCGAATCTCGGGGCGAGTAGCCTCGCGTTTGCCTTTGGGTCGGACGGTCAAGTTTGGTTCTACATGGACGGCAAGCCGATCGACGTCCAAATGGCCTGCCGGCTGCTTACGGAGTCCTTCTTTTTAGCGTGACCCGAGTGGCAGGGTCTGGAACGTATGACCCCGGAAGAGCAGGACCCGGGAACGCCTCGCGGCGATCGAGCGGCATCTCGCAGGCTTCGACAACTAAACCCCTCTCGATGTAGCCTCTTTCTGGACGCCATCGTACACAGTGCGCTCTAATCGTAAAGGGGCGATCCGGTTGCGGCGTTGTCGACATAATAGCGTCGTGACGGGAGCCAAACGCCCCCTTACGAGGCAACACCGGGCCGCCGGCCGCGGCAATCGGACCAATCAATCCACGTCTCAAATCGTGGGCGCACCGTCGCGCGGCTCGGGAGTAACGCACCCGGGCCGCCCGCACGGCTTGAAAGAAGGTAGTAATGCCGACACCGAAACTGCTAACGCGGGATCAAATTCTCACGAAAGTCATTGGCGCCAAGGAAGCCGACGCACGCCAGCGCATCGAAATGGATCTGCTCAACAAGCAGTACCAAGCCTGCAACTCGATCAGGGGTCCGGGACGCGCCAAGGCGTTCACGACCTGGAACAAGGAATATCTGGCTATGCGGAACCTCCTCATCACGGCCGTCCAGGAGGGCACGTACGAGGCGCCGAAGACGAAATCGGCCAGCGCGGATTAACGAGTTTCGCCCGGGTTTGTTGTTCCTCAAGATGATCCCCGGGCGAGCGGTGTGAGCTGTGCGGGCGTGGTCCGTCGATCCGCGCCCCGGCCGCCGCAGGAGTCTCATGACCTACACCGAACACGGCGACGAGATTATCCTGCAGATGAAGCAGGAAGACTACTCCATCCTGTTGTCGATGCTGGGCCGTGCGCTCCACGATCCTCTGGCCGACCAAGACTATGAGGTTTTCTGTTTGTACATCGATTTCATCAACCGGTTGAATACTGGCAACCCGCGCTGGACGCCCTTCGGGCTGCCGGCACGCCCCGCCGGCTACGAGCTGCACGCATGACCCACGGCGAGCTGACTAAAGAACTCGCGGAGACTTTCGCCAGGCGCGCGAAGTACCTCATCGAGTGCTGTGACGGGATCCGCGTGGAGGAGAACGTCGACGGCCGTCCGGATGTCGTGGTGCTCTCCTCGCTGCCGGCGAAGCTGGCAATCAAGCACGCCCTCAAACTGCTCTTGCGGCTCGAAGAGGAAGTACGCCCGCCGGCGCTCCCGGCGGAGGCGCGGGTCCTGACCGAAGTCCCGAAGGCGACCTACGAGATGAGCGAAGACGGTAATACGCTCAAGTGCATGATCTGCAAATCGACTACGAGCAACCCGCACTACGTGCTCAACCGCCTGTGCCCCACCTGCCACTGGCTCCACGAACAGGGGTTCTAGGCGGGCGGCTGAATCGCGAGGACGTCGATGCGGCGCACGATCCAACGGTCCGCGTTCGCTCGCGCCGCCACTCTGAACCCTTTCAACTTCCCGGCCAACGCCAGGTCCACGAGGATCGAAAGCGGCAGTCCAGTGATGGCAGAAGCCTCGTGCAGAGTGATCCAGGGCAGCTCCGCCGGGATAACATACTTGACTATATTATCCGGGGCCGGGTCCGGGGCTGGCAAGGCTTGCATGGCTGGTCGTTGCGCGCCTTGCTCGTCTGCCACCTTATCGAACTTCGGTAGCGCCGGCTTCGGCTGATCCCGCTGTTTCTTGTAGAGATCGACCTCGTCTGGATCGAACATCCAGACTTCCTGGTTGCTGGTGGGGTTGATGCGCTTCTCGGCCTTGATGGTCCCCGTCTTTGCGTAGTTCGACGCGGTCCGCTCGGAGACACCGAGCTTCTCCATTACGGCTTCTTTATCGAGCCAGGGTCGCAAGGCGTGCAAGGTTGGCAAAGTTCCCATCTTTGCGAGCCTAGCACACCCCTACGCCGCCAAGGAAGCGTCTACGTCCGCATCGACCGAGCGCATGAAGACGCACCGCGGCAAATCGCACGGGCAGCCAGGCCAGTGAAGATCGAGGACCGCGCCCTTGCCCTTGAGCACCACCGGATAAAAGAAGATCCAGCGGGCGAGCTGGGTTCGGTTCGCGAACCCGGAGACGCGCAACATTTCCGCTACGTGCTTCCGCACGGACGACGGCTCGATCCCCATCTGAAAAGCGATCTCTTTATCGCTATGGCCGTTCGAGACACCACGAGCTACATGCGCCTCTCGTCTTGTCAGAGTGGCGAACTCGTGCTCAGCACCGTTCGTCGCGAAGAACCGTTCCAGCTTGCACCCACGCTGTTTCAAGTGTAAGACGGCTCACACCACCCTCTTAATTTGTGGGTAGCAGAGAAGGGCATAAAAGCCGCATAATATTCCCCCACAATTCCCATCTATGCGTCGCGGGGTGTCGAACGGCATGCTGGAGAAACATGAAACAACCGATTTATATTCGTCCTGCCACTGCCGAAGAAGCCGCTCGCGCCGCTTTCCGATCGACCGCAGTCGACCGCTACGGCGAGCTGGACCGCCGCGCCACACTCGCGGAGCCTGACAACGCCGAAATGAAAATCCTCAGCGCCACGATCCAGAGCTGGCACAAGGATTCACCCGCGGACAAGGGGCCGATCGAGACGGGCGAACAATACCGCGTCCAACTGGGCGCAAAGCGAAACGAGCGTACCCTCCGCGACAAGCGGAAGGCGTTCAATCTCCTGAAACGCGTGCTGGGCCTGGACGGATTGATAGCCGTCATCGAGATCCCTTTCGGCGTGCTCGACAAATCCATCCCCAAAACCGCACAGGCCGCGTTCGTGCACGAGGAGCGCTCGGGTTACCGGACGCTGGACGTGGTTGCGCTGCACCCCGTCGCGGATGTGAAGGTGGCCGCTTGAACCTAGCCATCCGACGCGCGATAGCCTCCATGCCCTACCGCCCCGATCCCGACCAATGCTGCGACGCGTGCGTGTTCGGCACCGCCGAGCACGAGGCGTGGTGTCCCTTGGCAATTCTTATTCCCCTCGTGTGGCAAAGCGAGGACGATTACGGCCCATGTAGCGGACGCTTTTCAAATGTATCAATGAAGCGGGCGGCCAAAAAGAAGCCGGCCGCAAAGAAGAAGCCGGCCGCGAAGCGCACCACCACCGCCAAACACCAACGCGCGATAGCGCTGGTGCCCGAACTATTCGGCGCCTCGGCTATTCAATCCGGGCTGGGGCCGGCGGATCGCGAACTCCTCGCGACCAAGCTATCCCGCTTCCCGAAACCAGGCGTAAGCGATGCCGCCTATGCACGGCGCGGAGTGCGTAACCGGGGCCGCTGGCACTCGAACCACACCCCGGGGAACATCATCCGCATCGTCGATCGCAGTTACCTCGTGGAGAAAGACGGAAGTTACCGGCTGATTGCAGGGATGAGGGCAGCATGAACACCGGTATGTTCTGCCTCTACGTTTACGCCGGCATCTGCATCGTTTGCTCGGCCGCCAACCCGGGCAGCCAAAAGACACCCGCCCTTTTCTGGTTAACCGTCGCTGACACGGTAGTCCTCTTCACGCTGCTCGCGTGCTCGCACGCATGGAGGTTTACATGGTAAACCTCACCCCGCAAATCGTAGAACTGATCAACAACGGCATGGGCGCCATCGTCGCGATCGTCTTCATCATCGCGGTCGCCTGGGTCATGCACGGAGTTAAAGCATGAACTTAGCTATTGGACTCGCCTCTCTCATCATCGCGTACGCCTTCTGCCTGTTGTTCAGCGACACGGCAGACCTCCGGAAACGGCTGGCGGTACTCGAAGGCGAGGAGCCCGAGATCGACGACGAAGGACCCACCGGGGATCGATACCTATGAGCGGCATCGCCTCCATGCCCTACCGCCCCGACCGCGACCGATGCTGCGAAGCGTGCGTGTTCGGCACCGGCGTCCACGAAGAGTTTTGTACCAAAGTGTGGTCATACGAAGAGTTTTACGCTACCGGGCCGGGCGCTCTGAGGTTCGCCATGAATTTCAAGACCGCGTGTCCCTTATGCGACGCGCCGCTCACCTTTGACCTCTACGCGGAATTCCGCATCGTTAAGTGCGACGGCTGCAAGAGCCACATCGAGCTAGCGACCACCGAGCCGCTTATGTTCCGAGTCCCGTACATCGTCCCTAACTCTACCGGCCGCTATCCCATGCACCAATGAAGCGGGCGGCCAAAAAGAAGCCGGCCGCAAAGAAGAAGCCGGCCGCGAAGCGCACCACCACCGCTAAACACCAGCGGAAGCGCCACATCATCGCCGCCGGCTATGTCGCCGGTAAGTCGACCAAGGAATCCGCCCGCGCAGCCCGCACCAGCGAGCGGAACGTCCAGCGGATCGCCGCGGAGCCTGAAACCCAGCTCCTCATCACTACCCTGTACCGGCCGCACCACGCCCTCCTCGAAAAGCTCTGTGTGCAATCGCTCAAGGTCATTGAGCGCGGCATGAAGGCGATGAAGCGCGACCGGCAGGACCACTATACCCGCCTGAAATCCATCGAGCGTTACCACGATGCGATAGACCGCGCACAAGGACGGCTCAAAGAAGTTCCCCCTGATCTCGGCCATCCAGGTCACACGTTCGAAGAATACGAAGCACTGTACGACGCGAGGAAAATTGTCAAAGCAAAGAAGCCTGTTCCTAGCCCGCAAGGCGATCAATCAAGCAGCCTACCGGGCGCGCGCCGGCCAACGCCGGGAGAAGTTAATCCTTGATCACGAGTTCGTGGTCACGAAAATCGCGGACCAGGTGCACCGGCACCTGACCCACGTTCCCATTGAGGACCTCCGCCAATCGGGGTTCGTGGGCCTGGTGGAAGCCGCGGACCGCTACAAGCGCTCCGCCGGCATCTTCGAGCACTACGCCTACTTCCGCGTCCGCGGCGCCATGATCGACGCCCACAAGCGGCGAGCGTACCGTGACGAGACTCATTCCTCGATCGAGGAGAAGTACGACGACGGGGATCCGGAACATGACCGTTTCAAGGTGGTTGCCATCGATCGACGGCCGCTACCGGACGCCACGGCCGCGAGACTCGAACAAGGGCGCCTTCTCACCGAAGCCATGACGCGACTCCATCCGGACGAACGCCGCGTGTTCGTGGGAGCGCTACAGGGCATCCCTCTTACCCAGACCGCCCGAGAGTGTGGCCGCTCAGTTTGCTGGGCGCGAGCCAAGATGGAACTCGCCCGTACCAAGGTGGGTTCCCGGGTTCTCATGTGGGGCCTGGGAACAGATAGGGCCGCGTGACCGGCGAACAAGTAGAGCACTGGAAATATCGCGACCTCAAAAAAGGCTTTCCAGACCACGAGCAGTTCTGCCTCGAATCGCTGATGCTGCGGAACAAGGCGGGGAAACTCGTCCCGATGCTCTGCGGGCCCGCACAGGTCAAGCTCAACGAAATCGTGCAGCGTTGCCGCGATCGCGGTAAGCCCGTCCGCATCGTCTGCCCCAAGGCCCGCCAGGTCTGGGTGTCGATGGGCGTGGCCGCGCAATTCTTCCACGGGACCGTCTGGACCGCCGGCCAACACACGATGGTGCTCGCGAACGATGAGCCGACGGCGTTGAACCTGATGAGCTATTACCAGACGTTCGCGGACAACTTCAAAGCGTTCGCCTCCGATATCCACTTGCCCCCTTACGCGGACTCGGGCAACACCACCAGCTCCATCGAATGGAAAAACAAGAGCTGGATCAAGTGCCACACGACGCGCAACCTTTCCATCGGCCGATCGTTCTCGATCCGCCGCGTCCACTTCAGCGAAGCCGCTTACTACGCGGACCTCAAGATGACCATGGCCGCGGTCATGGCCGCGGTTCCAGACGATCCGGACACGATGGTGGTTGTCGAGAGCACTCCGAACGGAGTCGGTAACGAATTCCACCGGCTATGCCTCTCGGCGCAGGCAGGAGACAGCGAATGGGAGCTGTTCTTCTTCGCCTGGTGGGAGAACCCGGAGTACACCCGCCCGCTCAAAGACCCGGCCGCGTTCCACGAAATGCTCACGCCCGAAGAGTGGGAAATGATGCGCCAGTACAACCTCACGCTCGGGCAATTGAACTGGCGCCGATGGTGTATCGCGAACAAGATGGCGGGAGACGCCACACTGTTCAAGCAAGAGTATCCCTCGAACTTCGAGGAAGGCTTTTTAAGCTCTGGACGCCCGCGCTTCAGCCATCAGGCTATCAATAAAATGCCGCTGATTCACGGCGCGGTAACCGGCGGCCTCGAGGAAAACGTGTATGGCGGGACCAAGCGCATCCAGTTCCTGCCCCGGGATTACGGCGAACTCACCCTGTTCAAGAAACCGGACCCCGCGAAAACGTACGTCATCGGCTCCGACACGTGCGAGGGGATCGATACGAACGAAGGCGTGGGCGAAGCGGATCCGGATTGGTCCGTGTCTATCGTGCGGGAACGCGAGTCCGGCGACCAGGTGGCCACCTTTCGCGCCCGCATGGAACCCGGGGAGCACGGGCGCTACTGCAACCTGCTGGGCCGCTATTACAATCTCGCGTGCCAAGTGCCCGAGATCAACAATACCGGGATTGCCTTTGTCGATGCGCTTTTGGGCGCCGGCTACCCGCCATCCTATATCTATCACCGGCTGCGCCAGGCGGACGACGACCCGAAGGAACGCGCGGACAAGATCGGATGGCGAACGACCACCATCACCCGCCCGCAGCTCATCAGCTACTACGATGCGGCCATGCGCGAGATGTCCATCTACATCCGTGACCCGATCGTGGCTCAGGAAGCCAGGACCTTCGTGATCAAGCCAAACGGCCGCACCGAGCACGGGAAGGGCTGCCATGACGACTGTGTCTTTGCGGATGCCTTGACCGTGGTGGGCATCATGCAAATGCCCAAGCCGAAAGCACCAATCGACATCACCACGCGGGTTGTGAGCCAGTACGGCCGCCCGCAGCCGCCGCCCGATCGCCGCGGCGAGATGACCCGGGTTCGGTAGCTCGAAGAGGCGCATTGGGTCGAATGCCTGCAGGATGAACTTTCTTACCACCTTCCTCCAGAAGATTGAATCGCTTTTCAAAAAGCCGGCCGTTCAAGCCGCCTTCAACGCAGTTGCTGAAGTGATTGAAGTTGCCGAGCCCATCGTGGCTGATATCGCCCTGTTGACCCCCAATAAGACGATTGCCGAAGTCGTGACCGCATACGCCAAGTACGCCGTACCTCTGGCTGCGACCATTTCCGCGAACCCGACCAGTGTCGGTAACGCATTGCTCAACCTCGCGACCACCGTGGTCACGCAGAACCTGAAGAACCCCGTTGCCGTGAACATCGTCAACACCGCGGTTCAAATCGCTGTAACCGCTGCGAACGCAGCTTAACCAATGATGGGATCAGTCAAGGCGGCATGGGTCTACCTGTGCCGCAATCCCAGAACTTCCATTGCGGGCGTTGCGACAATCTGCGCCGCTCTGCTGCCAGGGCATAGCCCCGAAGGCATGATAGCCGGCGTTGCCGCCGGCCTCGGCCTACTCTTCTCGAAGGACGCACCCACCCAATGATCAGTCTCGCTACCGCTCTCGCCATCGCGTCGTTCTGGATTGATCCGATCGACCGTCATTTCATGGTTAATCGGATCTTTAAGCCCACCGAGCACTTCATTTCAAAGCCATTTCATCGGAAAAGGCGCAAACTGGTTCCATGAGTAATACTCAGATTTATTCGAATCTCCCGCCGGCAATCTTCGCGGGCCTCGAAAAAGAGCTGGTGGACTCCCACCAGGCCGTCATGACAGCCGCGCCCACCGCTCCCAACGGGACGGAATCAGGCATTATCGTGCACGATAACGTGCACGCCAACTACACCTACGTGGGCGGTACGCTCACCGTCAACATCACCGAAGGCGGAGGCATGATCACCAACCATGTCATCCATTCCCGCATCGAGGCAGCCATCGCAACCTTGGTGACCGCAGCCCAAAACGCAGCCAAAACCCCGTCACCGGCCGCCGCAGCCGCAGCCGTAAAGCCGGCAGCCTAAACGTCGAAGGACGGGCCATGAGCCCGTCCGAATTTCTCTCCTCTCTCGCTGATCACCTGGACGCCGGCACGTTGCCGGCCCCCAATATGTCCCAGTTGGCGTTGCTGTGCCGGGATTACTCGTGCATCGCCGCCTTCCACGAGATACCGCCTCTCCCGGTGATTGTTTACATGAACAAGCCCCGGAAACATAAGACTGCCGCGTCGCGGGTCGAATGGCCGACCTGCGATGAACAACGTACAGAGTCATAGCCTGATTGCAGGCTCAAACTGAGCCCGCAGCCGCCCGTTGGTGTAGGTACCCAGCAACCCCAGACCCCGCAAGAACCCGCCAATCAGCCGCCGCCCGCCGCCCCGCCTGAGCAAAGCACCTTCCAGCTCAAATGGCCTGCAGCCGAGTTAGATCGGATTGCGGACCGCGTTCAATCCGATTACCGCTCCGCTCTCGCTGATCACGAACGCCGCATCAACAAATGGCGCGAGTACTATCGCCGCTGGCGCGCACTGGCGCAGGTTCCCGCGCAAGGCGATGAGGAAGCGTCCAATCTCCCTGTTCCCTACATTCGCTGGAACATTTTCACGAAATGGTCCAAAGAAATGGATGGCCTTTTCGGTGATGACGCCGAAATAGTGGCCGTCCCGGTTGGTCCCTCCGACGCCAAGCGAGACAAGAAAATCTCGAAGTACATGACCTGGAGAATTTTCAACTCCATGAAGTTGCTCAACAAGTTCTGTGTGTTCGTGTTGCGCAAGCTCCTCTTCGGCCGCTCTATCGCATACGCCCCGTGGAAACGCGACACCTACACGGTGGGTGGGCACGAGATTGTCGACTACGAAGGCGCGGACTTCCAGCCTCAATGGCCCGACGACATCATTGTCCCGGTTGAAGAAGTCGAGACGATCCACGATTTCAGCTTCGTGATACGCAAGTACCGCGTGACCCCAGACCAGCTCCTGAAAGGTGAGGACGAAGGGCGCTACCAGAACATCACCAAGAACTGGCTGCAGATTCTGAACATGGCGCAGCACGGCATCCAGCGCGAAGCCGAAGGCGATGAGATCAAGCGGGAAGCCGACGCCGCTGAAGGGCTGCAATACGAGCGGCCAATCTCGGCCGGCGAATCGATTCTCGTTCTCGAATGGTACGGCAAGTGGCGCCCGCTCAAAGGCAAAAACAAAGACGCGAGCGAGTGGGACTTCAAAAAGCGCGACATGCGCCAGAAGGACTTTGTCATCCGCTACCTCTGGGACCTCCACCTGATTGTAGGCGTCCAGGACCTCGAAGACCTCTACCCGACGATGAAGCGGCGCCGCCCGTTCGTTGAGTCGTCAATGATCAAGGACGGTTCGTATTGGTCCGCCGGCATGGCGGAGATGCTCATCGACCTCGAAGACGAGCTATCCGTCAACCACAACCAGGCGACCGAAGCCGGCCAATTGGCGATGAATCCGCCGCTGGCTTACCGGCCGGCATCCGGATTCAACCCTGAAACGTTCCGCGTGAAGCCCGGTACCGCGATCCCTCTCGACAACCCAGAGAAGGACATCAAGCAACTCACGATCGGCGCCAACATGGAGATGGCATCCTGGAAAGAGCAAGCCGTCATCGCATACGGCGAGAAGCTCACCGGCATGAGCGACCTCCAAATGGGTCGCCAGAGTGACCGGCCGAACGCCCCGCGGACCGCACAGCAAACCGTCTCCCTTCTCGAAGAGGGGAATGTCCGCATCAGCCTCGACAGCAAGGTCTTGCGCGAGGACATGGCAGGAGTGCTCCTGCACATCTGGCAACTGGAATACGAGTTCAGTTCGCCCGAGACGTTCTTCCGCGTGACCGAGGAGGACGCCGATGGAGCGTTCCCGGTAACGCAGGGCGGCTCCGTGCTCTCTCACAAGGACCGCGACGGCCGCTACGACTTCCGGTTGCAGTTTGCGAATTCGCTCTATTCAAAGGAAGCGGCGAAGGAAAACACCCTCGCGCGTTACCAGCTCGACTTACAGAACCCGCTCATCACCAGCGACCCGGTAGCGCTCTGGGAGGTAACCAACGCTGTCCACGAAGCCCTCGGGGATGAAGACTTCGCCTCGATCGTGCCCCGGCCGCCGGCTCCGGATATGTCCGTCGATCCGAAAACGGAATTCGTCAACTTGCTCCACGGCGAAGAGATCCACGTCAACCCGGTGGATAACGACCTACTCCACATGATCCGGCACATGAAGGACCTGAAGAAAGCCGAAGCCGATCCCACGCATGCGGATCCGGATGCGCAGAAGGCGCTAGCGGTCCATTACAAAGACCACATGTTGCAGCTTCAACAAAAGAAGATTCAGCAGGCGATTGTCGAGATGGGTATCAAGGCGGCTCAACAGCTCGCCGCGCAAGGCCAGGCGCACGGCCAGGCGCTCGGCGGCCCGCAACCGCTCAACATGGCGGCCGGCCTCTTTGGTGGGCCGGTAACGCAACCGCCGGGAAATCCGGCCGCAAGTGACCCCCAGCTTTACAGCGGTCACCCCGAGGACCTACACGGAAACTCATGATAAACACTCACATCGAACTCACTCCCCGGGAACGGCAATGCCTCCAGTGCTTGCTTGAAGGCATGGATAACAAAGACATCGCCAACACCCTGAACATCGCGCCCAACACCGTCAAGGTGTACCTCTCACGGCTGGGCGACAAGCTGGGAGTTCACAAGCGCTTCGCCATGGCTCAATGGGCGCGGGCCTACGAAGAAGGGCGCCGCAGGATTGCGGCCAGATACAAAGAGGTATTTCCCGACGAACCCGAAATGCCTCACGTCTTCGAACTTGGTGAACCGTGCGAATACGATGTCTTCCTCGCGCTCGCCCGCACCACCAGCACCTTGACGAACCAACAGCGGGCGACCCTGATCGCGGTCCTCGTATGAAAATCTCAGGGCCCAACCGCTACGACGCCATAGACCAGGAACAATGGCGCACGATGATCGAGTCTAAGATGTTCGCGATCTACCTATCGCGGATCAAAGACGAACTGAAGCGGGCCACTGACACCTGTGTGCATTCAGAGGTTCAGCTTGACGTGGTGCGCGCACAGGGCGCCGTCTGCATCCTCGAAGCCGTCTTGTACCTGCCAGAGCGGATTCTCGAAGAAATGAAGGCCAAATAATAATTCCACTTTTCCCCCGCGGGTAGTCGAGTTGCGGAACGTGCAATCTGAATTCCCGCCGGGAGGCGGTTACTCGCGCGTCCTATACAGATACGTCTGGCAGTGCTCCAAGTGCAACGTTGAGCATGTCGAGAAGTTTGAAGGGCACCCGGGTGACCAGCTCATGCGCGTGGAACTCCCTCCGTACTGGCACCAGATTGACCACGCGCTCTTTTGTCCGAAGCATCACGTCATGCACATAGTCGACGGCTGCGCGGTGCACAACTGAGCGTTCCACAAGTTATCGCTGTCCGGTGTAACTGGTGCTCGAAGATGCGCGCGGCGAATCGCGTTCATCGGCTCGAAACCAACCAGGTCATCTGTGACTACTGCCTCGAATGGCACTTCCACTCGATGGACTTTCTCGGCGGAGCTGTACCCAAGGGCTGTCAAATCTGTGGCACCCCGTGGGAGGCACTCCGCGATCGCACGCCCGGTAATGCTGTCCGAATGTACGTCGTTCCGAAGGACGGCATACAGCAGATGCTCTGTGACCAGTGCATCTTGCCCTACGCTCTCAAGCGCTCGGACATCTACCGCGACACCACTTTCTGGAAAGACCCCGACGGCAAGATCGCCGCCTAAAGACCCCCAATGGACCCCATCACAATTTCAAACACCCCGGAAACACCCGCACCCGTCGTTGCTGCAGCAGTAGCCACTCCGGTAGATAACACCGCCGAACTGACCGCGCTGCGGGCAGAGCTGGCGCAGACCAAACAGGCTACCCAGTTTTGGGCCGACAAGTATCAAGCGTCCAGTGCGGCGCCGCCGGCGCCCGTCACGACACCCGTACCCGAGGAGGAAGTGGACATCCTCGACATCCTTGCCACGCAAGGGGCCAAGGGCTTCGACGCCTTCATGCGGAAACGCGGCTACGTGCAACAGGCCGAAGTCGACGCGACCGTGAACGCGAAAGGCCAACAGCTTTCAACCGAAGCGGAGTTACTGGCGAACTATCCGGACCTCAAGGACCATAGTTCCGATTTCTTCCGGGCCACGGCCGCGAACTACGGCGAACTGCGTAAGCAGGGCGTCTCAGACGCCCTCGCGATGAAGCTGGGCGCCCAACAGGCACAGCTCGAAGGCTTCAAGAGCGGCAGGGTTAAAACCCCGACACAGGTAGCTGCCGATACCGCGGCAACCAAGGAAGCCGCCCGTATCGCCCGCGTCAAGGCGCAGAGCGGCGACAGAACCGCGCCAGGCCGAACCACGGAAGGCGTTGGCGACGAAGGCGACGGTGACGAACTGACGCCCGAACAAAAACACATCTGCGCACAGATGGGGATCTCGGAAGAGTCCTACATCGCGCGCGCAAAGAAGGGCACGCAAATGAGCGGCCTTGGCGGAAGAAAGTAAGCTAAATGGCCACAAAACCGACCCCTACCAAGAAACCAGTTCTGGCAAGTAAAGACCCCGCGATCGTTGCGAACGAGCGAATTCTCGCTGCACGCAGCGAGCGCATCATCCGGCAGGAACTGGAATCGTCGCTCGACCTCGGGCTGAACCTCCAGCAAGACAGCACGGCCGACAGTGCCGTTGAGTTTCTCAAGGACGAATGGGACCGCAAGGCATTTGGCGACGAGATCAAGACGATCTCGCGCACCGTGTACGGTCCGGACCCGATCGTCAACAACTGCCCCGAGTTCCACGAGCGCCTCGAACGCTACGGCCTCGCAGCCGTTGCCGAAGCGTTCCGCACTCTCATCATGACGAAGGAGGAGATGGCCTGCCCCGACGCAATCATGCGCAAGGGCGTCAAGGCCTCCATCCGCCAGTTCGGCAAGGAAGCCACCGCGGACGCCTTCCGCGATCGCATTCTCAGGATCCCGTCGCACGTGGTGGAGATCGAGACGGACACCAATCTCGATCCGATGCTCTCGAACCCGATGCGGGTGGCGGTTGAGAAATACCTGGAGCCCGGCTTCTCCGTTAAGTTCCTTTCCGAGCGCTGTATGGACGTACTCGGCATGCGCGGTTACGAAATCGTCAAGGACAAACGCGGCGACCCGGTGAGAATCGGAACTCTTTATATGGGTCAGATCCCGAAGGAATGGGCGGAACGCCGCCGGCAACATTTTGCCGACTTATCGACCGATGCAGTCAAGGAACAGGAAGACGCGTTCTACGACCGCGCGGCCGAAAAGATTGCCTCTGAAGGCAAAAAAGGCATGAGCGCCAGCATCCTGCAACGCGGCGAAAGCATGCGTGACGATCCGGCCGTCAACGACCTCTATAAAGGCGAGACGCGCACCACTGGCATCGACCTCGAATAGCTTCAAAGCTCGCGAGCTAACGCAAAGTCGAACGGCTGCGCAGGAGTAATTCCGACGTGGCGAACGTAAATAACTTATTTGGTTTTCGGCCGATCAACCGCGATAGCGGTGGGCCTTTCTTCACCCGGCAGTACGGCAAAGCGGTAGGCGACAGCACCGCGATTTTCATGAACGACCTGGTGATGAAGGCTGCAACCTCCGTGCCCGATCCGACCGGCCAGGGCAATCCCGCGCCAGGCGTGACCAGCGCGCAGAACGCGACGCCAGGAACTAGCCTTTATCTCGGCTCCAACATTTCATTCGGCGCCGCGTCCACCGCGACCATGCAGTACATCACCGATGCCATCGACACGATCTATATCGCGCAGATGCAAACCGGCCTGGTGACCACGACCGCAGCCGACGCCGGCAAGAACGCGAACCTTCTGAGTGGCACCGGTAACGCAACCACCAAGCAATCGACCATGGGCATCGCTGAGGCGAGCGTGGCCACCACGGCTGGCCTCGACATGCGCCTGATCCGGGTGAGCAACATTTCCCCGAACGCTGAAGGGTCCTACGCAATTTTTGAAGTGATGATCCTCAAGCACGAACTAGGACAAGGCACCGCAGGAGTTTAGTCCGAGCGTCTTGAGACGGCACGGATAGGGGCGGCAGGTAACTGACGCCCAAGTTTTCAAAGTGAACCAGGAGAAAAAGCGGGCGTCGTGAGACGCGCGCAGACGAAATGTATCTACGCACAAGTTTCCCCGATCTCAACTTAGCGACCATGCTTCCCGCCATTGACGAGGTTGTCATGGCTAAGTACACGCGCTTTCCCGATCAGTTCAGCGAGGTTTTCCGCATGGAAAGTTCCTCGCGTTCCATCGAGCAAACCACGGAAGTGACCGGCTTCGGTCAGTTCGCGGTAGTGCCTGAGAACGACAGAACTGTGTACGACGATCCGTTACCCGGGTTCAACAAAACCTATGTCCACGCGCAATATTCGCTGGGCTTCAAGGTTTCGCGCATCGCTCAGGACGATGACAAATTTGGCGTCATTCGCAAGCTCGCGAGTGAGCTGGGCAAGTCAGCGAAAGAGACGAAGGAAGTAGTCTGCGCCAACGTCTTCAATACCGGCTTCACTTCTGCGATCGGACCGGACGGCCAGACGCTGTTCTCCACCGCGCACCCCCTCATCGGAGGCGGCATCCAGTCCAACCGGCTGGCTTACGCCACTGACCCCGACGTCACCAGCATTCAGTTGGTTCTGACGCTCGCGCGGCAGACGGTCGATCACCGCGGTAAGAAGCTGCGCATCCCGCCCAAGAAATGCATTTTCCCTGCGCCCTTGGAGTTCATCGGGGCCGAGCTGCTCGGCGGCAGCGATCGCGCCGACACTGCGAACCGCACCATCAACGCTTTTAAACGGCGTTCAGGCATGCCTTCCTTCGATTCCTGGATGGTGTGGGACTACCTGACCGACCCTCACGCGTGGTTCGTTCAGGGCGAAAAAGAAGACACCGAACTTCGCTACTACAACCGCGAAGCCTTCAACACAGTCCATGACGTGGAGTTTGATTCTCGCTCCGTCAAGACCGCCGGCTGGATGCGTTTTTCAGTAGGTTACAACGGCTTCTACGCGCTGCAGGGCATTCCTTCGAGCTAGGCCGAAAGCCAGAAAGCAAGAAAGGAAACCATGGCACTCCGACCCGTTTACACGACTCCGCACACCACGATGTTTCAGAAGTTGCGCATCATCCCGATGCGTATCTCTGCACTCGACCGGAGCATCCTTTCGCAGACGGCCGCTTACCCGGCCAACACTTCGCCCAACGCGACCAACGCGACCGAAGTGACCGCGCTCGATCTCATTTTGACGGCCTGCTATCAGCCGGCCGCTGCGCCCACGGCTTCGGCTTCGATCACTTCCGGCGCCATCAAGGCCTGGACCATCGACGCGACTCCTCCGGACTTCCAACCCGGTGACACGCTGCAGTGGATTTCGCAGTCCAACTACGACAACGGGACCAACGTCGATGACGCCCTCTCCGCCGCCGGCATGGCGGTTATCGGCTGGGGCGTGTTCGGCGGAAACCTCGTGGTCTACGTGTTCAACGGTGGAACCACCGGCGCCACACCCGCGGGCTACAACCCGCAATTCCTGCTGATCCGCACGAGCACCAACGCACAGGTGGATTAATGGGCGCGACTCAGAAGAATATCCCGGTGACGATCGCCGCCGGGGCTTCGCTCTCGAACCCGGCTCTCATCGGTGACCATACCCTTGTCGGGATCTACATCCCGGCTAACTGGACCACGGCATCGCTCTCGTTTCAAATCAGCTTTGACGAGGGAGTGACGTTCCATAACCTTTATGACGACAGCGGCACGGAAGTGAACTTGACTCCGACCATGTCGTTTCTGCCGCAGTACTTCGCGCTTTCTCCCGATCCGTTCGGCGGAATTGTGTTGATCTGCGTTCGGAGTGGCACGCAAGGTTCGCCCGTGGTGCAGGTTACCGCGGCTCCGCTCACTCTTGTCACAAAGAAAATCTTCCCTGTAAGGTGAGTCGAATAGCTTTCCGTGAAAGCTCTCAAACTCTTCGCGCTGGCGGCATTGCTGTCCAGCGCGTTTCTTTTTCCGGCCGAAGCGCAAGTCTTCAGCAATGCCACGAAGCTCCGCGATAAGCCGATTTGCAGCGGTCAGACGCCCACCGCCGGCCAGGCGCTTCTCTGGAACGGTACCCTCGGTTGCTGGGCGCCGGGAGCGGTAAGCGGAGGCGGGGGAAGCCCGACCTACCTCTATTTCAAGCGGGCCGCAGCAAACATCTATAGCGGTGGAACCGGAGTAGGCGCAACCGCGTGGCAGTGCTCGACTCTCAATGCCTGCCCCGTCCCAACGGCCATCAATTCCGGCTCTACCAATACGGCCAGTCTGCACGTTGCCGCGGGAAGCTCAAACGAGACGAGTCAGGATTCGTTCGTGAGCCTGAACGCGATATCCCGGCTAGTGACGGCCTCAGTGGTGTTCTATTCGGCTGACTCTTCGCATACCGGAAGTCTCGCCCTCAGCGTGATCAACGTCTCGACCGGGACGGTTTCCAACCCGACATTCTCGACGGTCTGCGCGAGCGTGACCCTCACACCCACGGCATCGAGCGATCGAGTCACGGCGAGCTGTACCTTCACGCCGACGTGGGCCGCCGGCGACGAAGTGTTCTGGCAGATAGCCTGGACGGCCACGGCGTTGACAAGTGACTTACAGATTGACTCATTCGGACTCTACTAACATGCGGACCTTGCTTCTGGCAGTACTCATCCCGTCGATCGCGCTCGCGACGGCCTTCACCACACAACGTTCGGGCAATTGGTCTGACACCAATATCTCTACCACCAGCCCGTGGGTAGCGCTGGGCGGGCATGGACCCGGCGGAGTCCCTGGAAACGGCGACAGCATCACGGTTGGAGCCTTCACGGTGACATGCGATCTGAGCCCCTGTATCTTCGGCCTGTCTTCAACCACCACAGATTTGACCGTCGCGAGCGGGGGCGGATTGATTATTGGAGCGGGCAAGTCGATGGTCGCCCGCGGCAACATGACGATTGGAGACACCAGCTCCTATCACCCGGTGAACTTTGTCATGGGCGCGGGTTCCACCTTCACGTTTGACTCTTCGCTTTCGGCCAGCCCGTCCACCACGGCCTACACACTCACGGCTGGCTACGAGTATCAACTGTATTCCCAGTTCACCATCAACGGCACTTCCTCCAGCCACGCCACTGTCACTTCGACGACGGCAAACGGAGCCTTGCCCGGTTACTTTGTGGTTGGTGTGGCGACTCCATTTGATGACGCGCTGTCGCTTGGATGGAGCTACGTAGATTTCAGCAACATTTCATCCAGTGCCAATGTCATGCTTGCCCTATCCCTTGGCGGTGATGGCGCGGCGGGATATATTACTATCTTTAACTCCACCTTTACGAATTGCGGTGGAATTAACGCTGCGGTAAACAATGCCGACCCGGCTTCGATAATAGACATTGAAAATAACAATTGGTCATCCAGTACAGCATCAATTATATTTACGACTCCCTATGGAGGTAGCCCACCTACCGGACTTCGCAAGCTCATCAACAACGTCTTTGACAAACAGTTCTATCTCGAATACCCGAACGGCTATACCGTTACCGGGAACGTGTTTTTGGGAACTGGGAGTGCATCTGGAGGAATCCAGTTCTGGGACGACGTTGACCATTTGATGCCTACCATTTGGAGTAATAATTTTTTGGCGCAGTCCAGTAGCGATGGAACCGGCTTGAACGGAGTTCCCGGCGCCGGAACTTTCGGCGCGAGCTACTGGTACATGCTGGCGAGCTCAGGGCAGGATTCTCATTTCATCCAGGGGAATTCATACGTCAACGACGTGACTGGCTCAGTTTTCGAGGCGGGCAATACGAGCGCGGCAAACCAGGACGGAACGATCATCGCCAATACGGCGGGAGCGTTCAATATTTCGTCCAGCATCGTGACATCCGACGGAAGCGGTCTTTGGGGCTCTGGGCGAATCCTGGCTCTACTTGGGGCGGCATCCGGGACTGGTACTGGCTCGGCTTCGAGTAATACCTATTTCTCCGATCCCGGCGATCGCACCGGAGTCACCATGGGCGAGTGCCTGTCATCGTGCCCACCTTACGAGGTTGCCAATATGGTTACGGCCGTGAAATACAACATGGTTTTCGGCGGGGGAACCACCGCGAACTCGATCGCTCCATCCGGGGATCACGTGGCCGACACCATTCCCGCGTCCGTGATCAACTACAACAACAATTACGCCGGCAGCACCGGCACCTGTGCGAACGCAAACGGGAGCTTTTCCTGCTACGGCTACAACGGGAACCTCTTTTCAGGGTCGACCACCCCGGGGCCGAACGACATCAACGTCAACCCGTACATGGTCGCTCCCACCCGCAAATTGCTCGCTTGGGACGCCTACAACGGAGGACCCGGCACCGAGACCCATGTGCTCGCGCAATTGGCTCTCCTGAACACCCCGAGCTTCAATCCGGTGTACAGCGTCGCGAACCTTATTGCTTGGGTCCGCGCCGGCTACACCCCGCAGAACCGCTCCGTGTGCGCTATCGACGGAGTCCACGACATCGGCGCTATCGCGTGCGCCCCGCTCTATGCGGGAGTGGTGGCCGCCCAATGAGCACCTGGGGATATTTGCGGTTCCAGCTTTTACAGAGCAACCCCGGCAAGAGCCTGGACCTCCTCGATAGCTGGCTCAACACCCGCTATCAGTCCGTGCTCGACTCGACGGACTGGACGGGCGTGCATGCGAACGCGACCCTGCAGACCCAAGCCGCGTACCTCTCGACCACGGACACGGTCACGTTCACGGTGGGCTCCGCGGCCGTGGTGGGCTCCGGAACCACCTGGGCGGCCACCATCGTAGGCGATATGGTTTACCGGACCGGTGACCAGGCGGTTTACAAGGTCACCACCTGGACCGACGCCACCCATTTCACACTCGATCGACCCTACGAAGGCACCGGGATCGATGCGCCAGGCGTGGTCTATGCGGCAGCCGCGTATACCTTTATGCAGTACATTTACGCCCTGCCGGCAGACTGCAAAGCCGTGGAGCGTATCCTCGACCCGTTCACCGACTACCCCCTCGCGCAGTTCACTCCGGCCGAGATGGACGCCAGTGCGGGCCCGCTCACCATGGTGGGCGAACCGCAATCCTGGGCCGAAATCGCGGATTCGGCCGAAGTGATCGGGACTCCGAGCGTTCACCAGGTGCAGCTTTACCCTCCGCCTTTGCTCGAAAGGGGTTACCCGCTCGAGTATCTCCGGAACGCGTTCCAGTTCAACGGGACCAACCTCGCTCAATCCCCGTTAGCGTTCGTCTCGGATGCTGTCATCCTGTACGGCGCCAAAGCCGATATCGCCATGGACAATGGCAAGCTGGCGATCGCCGCCGGCTTCGAGGTGCAATTCAAGACGGAACTGAACCGCTTGTTGCTCCTGGAGCACAGCAAACGCAGGAAGAACCCGACCGTGAAGATGGATCCGCGATTCACCCGGCACCGGATGATGCGCGTCGTCCGCGGCAGCAATAGACACGGCGGCTTCTAGGCGTCGAATCCCCTAAGCGATGACCTGGGGAGAGATCCGCTTACTTTCGCAAAAGACCGGTGAGACGGTCGACCTCGATTCGCTTGATGGGTACATTCGAGCCCGCTACACGACCATCCTGGACTTCAAGCCATGGATCGCGCTCGACACAGGCGCCTCGCTCACGTTGACCACCGGGGCCGCGGGAACGCCGGCTATCTATCCTTTGCCGGCAAACCTGAAAGTGATTCTGGAGATGAACAACGTTGCGGCCAACTTCCCTTTACGACCAAACACACAGCTAGAGTTAAACCTTTTATTTCCAGGGCGTCCCGATATTGGGCAGCCAATGCGGTACTCGATGGCGCAGGACACGAACGCCACCCCGCCGCTCCACCAGGTGGAGGTTTACCCGATCCCCTCGTCCGCGGCCGCGGGGCCCATGCCCTACCGCTACACCGCGATCGCCGTGAACTTTGCCGCGGACACTACGCTCTCGCCTTTGCCTTGGATCAACCCTCACGTGATCATTGCTGGGGTTCGCGCCGATGTCTGCGCGTTCCTCGAAAAGTACGATGGCGCCAAGTTTCACGAAGCGAAGTTTGACGCGGGCCTTGCCGAGCTGGCAATCGTGCAGCCGTGGCACAAGGACCGCTAGATGCAGTTCTCTGTCATTCAGACCCGCGTTTCCCAACGGCTCAACGAAGCGGGCACACCAGTTTATTACACGGCCGTTGAGATTCAGGCCGCTGTCAACGAAGGCCTCCGCTTCTTTGCGTTGTTGACGCTGGGCCTCGAACAAACCTCGACCTGGACACCAGGTGCCACGTTTACCCACATGCTGAACGTGTTCAGCAACTGGACAGCGCTTCTCCGCATCAGTCTCTCGACGGGCGCAGTTGTGCGGCCGGCGACTCTGGCAGAACTCGCCGCGCTCGATCCCTCGTGGCCGTTCGATGAGGGAACCTCTGCCCGGTACGTTTCGCTCGGTTGCGACCTGGTGGGACTTTACGGCACGTCCGGAACGCTCACCGTGACCTATGCGCGCGCGCCAGTGCCTCTCGTTAACCCGACCGACGTCCCAGAGATCCCGGCCGAGTATCACCCGCTGTTGATCGCCTATGGCATCTACCGTTGCCGGCAGGGAGAAGGTTCGACCGAATTCGCGAAGGCCCTTCCTTATTTCAACGACTTCCTGGATGGGGCGCAGGCGTATGCGACCTACGTGCGATCGCGCAACCTCGGATCGGAGTACGAGACCCTACCCTTCGAGCTGGAAGGCTATGACCGCTCGAAGCTGTTGGCGCGGCCGGGGATCCTGCTGAGCAAGGTGATTCCGATTTCAGCCGGTACAGTGCCGGAAGGCAAGGCAGCATAATGGACGTCGCAAACTCGATTGCGGACATCTGGTATCGGCTGGGCTTTCTGTCTCAGGCCGACATCGACGTGACCGGCACGTGGGTAACTTCAACCGAACTCTACCAATGGGCGGATGAAGCCGCGCAGAAGCTCGCGTACGCGTGCGGGGCCTTTACGACGTTCGACACTTCCATCACCGTGTCCTCGGGTACACCCGTCTACGAACTTCCCGCGGCGAACGTTTTCACCTTGGCCGCGTGGCTCGGGACACAGAATCTGCGGTTCACACCGGTGCGGGAACTGAGAGCGCTCGATGCGACATGGCCGGTAACGTCCGGACCGTCGACGCGCGCTAGCCTGGACGCGAGCGCAGTCGGTTCCATTACGCTCTACCCGAACCCCACGGCCGGCGGAACACTCACCCAAATTGCAGAGGAATACCCGGCTACGATCGCACTGGGCAGTTCAACCGTGGCCTTGCCCTCCGTGTTCGAGGATTGGGCAAGTTACGCAGCCATGGGTGGGGCGCGGTTGAAAGAGTCGGACGCGCGCCAGGAAGAAATGGGCCAACACTTCGAGGGGCGCGTGGAGCTTTACGAAGCGATTGCGGACTATCTATATGGCACGGGCGCATAGTAGAAGTACCGGCGGCTTCGGCGCAGCTCGCCAGGCGAAAGCCGCGGCAACCATGCCAAAGAATGAACGCCGAGTCCACTTAGTCATCCTTTAAGCCTACAGTCGAATTTCCGCGGGTGTCAGGCTATAACCGCGAAAAGCTTCAGATCCTCAACGATAAGTGGTCATTAAGTGACCCCGGCGATAAACTGCCGAAGACCTCGATCATGCTCGCCCAAAACTGGAGAGTTGATCGAACCGGCCACCTTCTTTCTCGCTGGGGCTACGTCCGGAAGTACTCGATCGCAGCCGCCGGCTACGCCCACAGCTCCGCCAACAATGGCGGCGATGAGAGCTCTTATTACACCGCTTGCAACCTGGTGAGCGGAGTCGCAGACCCGTGCTCCATCTATTACAACGGCGGCGCCACGGCCATCATAAGCGGCCTGAGCGGTTACCGCGTGGGCTTCGCTTCGATGCCTCCCGGCCGGATGTACTTCATGGACCGGAACGCTCAGGGCTATCACGACGGGACCAACATCTTTGCGTGGGGAATCGTTCCTCCGGACTCCTCACCGACACCCGCGAGCGGTACCGCCAACGCAGACGGGCCGAGCGGCACGTACAACTTCTACGCCACCTTTGAGAGCACCGACCTCTCCTACGAGACAAACCCGGGCCCGGAATCCGGAGCCGTCACGGTCACGGCCAATGACATCAATTTCAGCGGCATTCCGATAAGCTCCGACCCGCGCGTTGGCTTCGTCAACATCTACGCTGAAGGCGGCACACTCGGCGGCTCTTACCTCTGCCTCACCGTCCCGAACGGCACCACCACCGGGACATGGGCCACCAACGATCTCACCATCACCGATATCGGCGTTGAGATGCCAACGACCAACGGGCTCCCACCCGCCGGCCAGGGCCTGGTGGGTCCTTACCTCGATGCGCTCTACACCTGGGTTGGCAACCGCCTTTTCTACACTCCGCCCGGCCAGCCTGAATACTGGGACACCGATCCCGCGGTAGGCAACTGGGTCGACGTAGGAAGCTTCGGTGAGTCCATCATCTGGTGCACCTGTCACACCGGCGTGCTGATGATCTACAAAGAGAAATCCATCTGGCAACTGGTGGGCGATCCTTACACCGGCACGCTCCAGCAAGTTGAGGATGGCGTTGGCCTCACCAGCGCGTTCGCAGTGGTCGCCGCGGCCGGCAACGTCGATTATTTCGTCAGTCCCAACGGGCTCCGCAAGTGCAACATGACCGGCACGGTGGAGTTCGGTCCGGACCTCCGCCCGCTGTTTAACACGCCGATCGCGAACGCCGGCAACTTGACTCCACCAGGGTCGATCGCGCCAGGTCCGAACTACACGCTCAATTCGCTGGACTGTTACGGCATCAGCCTCGGTTACTCCATGGGCAAGCTCTACGTGGCCTATGACGAGGTTTCGGCGTGAGTAACTTCGCTTTCGTCCAAGCCACAGCTTGCACGCCGAATACGACCTCGCAGGCCTTCACTTCGCACAACACCGCGGGGAACATCCTCATCGTCATCGCCTGGTACGGCGGCGATGCACCGACCGACACCCAAGGCAACACTTACACGCTGGTGCAGGCCGGCTGGAGCTGGGCCGAAACCGCCATCTATGCGGCCTTCAACTGCGCGGCCGGCGCCAACACGGTCACTTCGGTTGGGTGCATGGCGGTCATTGCCATGGAGTACTCCTCCGCAGCCGCCACTTGCTATATCTGCCCGGGGCACGTTGCGGCAGGACCCGGCGACGACAACCAAATTATCACCAGCATCGATTCGGGCAACGGTCCGAGCGGGGGCGGCTCGAACTTCACCAGCGCGGATGAAGTGATGGTGATCTTCGCAGGCTTCAGCACAGACGCAGACGGAACGTGGACTATTCCCGCCGGTACGATTCGTTGGCACGGTCCGACAAATGGAGGCTTTGAAGAGGCTCCATACGCCTCGTGTGTGGGTGATAACGACGTCGCGAACATCGCGACCTCCTACACCAATTCGCCGTTCTACCTCAGTGGCGCGGGCGTTCCGCAAACCATGTGCATCTTCCTCAACCTCACCGGGGTAACTTGCACGGGCGGGACCAGCGGAGCACCAGGCGGAGGGGAAAGCGGCTCTGGCGCGGGCGATAGCTCGTACGGCAGCACCGGCAGCAGTCTGGTGCCAACGCCGAACCCGGGGATGCTCGCCGTGTACTTCGAGAGTGAGGAGCGGTGGATGTATCACCGCAACGCGGTTGGGATGAGTCGCTTCTACGGCTTCCTATTCGATGGCGTGATGATGATCGGGCTTACCGGCTCGACTCCGGTGGACGCCACGAGCAACGCCGTGGCCTATAACGTCGATGATTTCCGCGGCTTCTTACAGCAGGACGAACCCCTCACCGGCTCGACAGGCGTCGCGATCGAGTGCGTTTATCAATCGCACTTCGAGGACGTGAACTATCCCGACAACGAGAAGATGTGGCTCGAAATCGTGGTGGATTATCTTCTCGGCAACACCAACACCGCGAACGTCCTGGTGGGCTATAACAATTTCGCGCCGGCGACCGTTGGCACTCTCACGGCCACGGCAGGACTGCGCAAGCAAGTCAGCTTCCTGCTCGGCACGGATGGAGTACTCGCCAAGAATATCTCGGTTCAGCTCGACACCTTCTTAAACGCTCCGTGCGAGATCCACAACGTTTACCTGTTCTATTACCTCGAAGCGCGGCGAGCGTTGGCCGCTTCCACCATCCCGATCGACCTCGGCAGTCCGCTGGTGAAGCAGTGTAAAGAGCTGATGCTTGATATCGACGCCTCAGACGGCGCCGTGAACATCAACATCTATTCGGACCTTCCCGGCAACACGCTGGCAGTCCGACAGACACCCTCCGCGGTAACGACCTCGGGCCGCGCCATCATAAAATTCCCGTTCTCCGTGACCGAGGGTTTTCTCTGGCGCGTGGCTCTCACGGCTGCCACCAGCGGCACGTTCCGGCTTTACGGGGCGCGGCTTCTTATGCGGCCGATCGGCGTGTATGTCGAAGCCTACGAATCCGCGGCTGGGTTCATCTACGACAGCGAACCGCACAGCTTCGAAAGCCTTCTCACCAAGATCCCTCGCGCCTACGCGATCGCACTTTCAGCCACACCAATAAAGCGATTTCGCGAAATATCCCTCGAAATCGAAACATTCAACGAGAATGTGACGGTTTCTTTCCTGACTGACCTTCCCGGCAACACGGAAGTGGTCCGGAGCACGTTCACCGTCAACACCGCTTTGCTCGGCCGAAGGTACGTGAGGCTGCCTTTGCCGCTCGCGATCGGGACCGCGGCCTGGGTGGTGGGAACAACCTACGCGCTTAACGCCTTTTGCAGCTATGCCGGCAACTCATGGCAGAGTCTAGCGGGCACTAACCTCGGCAATACCCCGTCCACGACGTCGACCTGGTGGCAACCGCTCCCGATCGAGGGCCGCATTTGCCGGCTCCAGATTTCAGGCACCAGCAAGTACGTGCTTTACGACGCAGCCGTGGAGTTGCTTCCGGTGGGCCTGTATATCGAGGCCTACGAAGCCGCCGGCGGCGCCGTGTACGACTCCCGCGAGATGGACTTCGGCAGCCAGAAGCCGAAAGAGGCTCGCGAGCTGGAACTCGATATCGAGACAACCGGCGCCGTGACCGCGACTTTGTACTGTGACTTACCCGGTTACACGATGGTCGCGTGCTACACGAACACGGGCATTTCAACCACCGGCCGGCAAAAGGTCCTCCTGCCGCTCACCTTGGACGCGGCGCCGTACGACTACCCAATCGGTAGGTTCTACAGGCTCGTCATCACCGGAACCAACGCCTTCCGGCTCTACGACGCACAGATCAAGCTCCGAGAATTCGGCTGTTACCTGGTGGGCGATGAGGCGAGCGCTTCACCCATAGGCGTTTTCGATACGACGCCGATGGATTGCGGCACGGAGAGATTGAAAGAGTTCAAGAAGATCGAGCTTGAAATCCAGACCGACAGCACCGGTACCGCAACCCTGAACCTCTGGACCGACCAACCCGCCGGCAGCTTGACGCTGCAATTCACCACCACGATCAACACCGGGGCAACCCGGCAGTCCGTCAAGATCCCCATGACCAGCGGCATCCGCGGGCGCCTGGTGCAAGTCGAGGTAACCGGATGCGGTGTGCGGCTATTCAACGGTCGCATCTGGACGCGAGCCTTTAACGATCCCAAATCGCAGTGGACCTGGATCCCGATGCCAATCCCGCCTACACCAGGGGAATGGGCCTGGGCAAAATTCCCCGTCAACCCGACGCCGCCGGCGAATGATCTCAGCCAATGGATATGGGGCAAGTTCATGAGCGTGACCGAGACGCCTGACACCTGGACCTTTGTCGACGTACCTTTCGAGGTAACCGGATGAGCAAGAAAACGAAGGGCGGCGCGAAGCGCATTACTCCGATCGACGGCAGTCTGACCGGCACGGACCTCACGGCCGCGATCAACCAGCGACTCCGAAGCATCGTTATGGGGCCCACCACTTCGGGCGAACTGACCGCGGGAGACGTGGCAGTCTACGACGCAAGCGGCAACCTGGTGGATGGTGGAGCTTTGCCGCTCACTGTCTCGGATGACGGGACCATCGTCGCGACCGAACCCGGCATAAATCTGATTGCGGGCGACGACGTAACGCTGGTGATCAAAGACAACCCCGCGAAAAACCGCATCGACATTACTATCTCAGCCACCGGCGGGGGCGGCGCGGGCACGGTCACAAGCGTGGCTCTCACGGTACCCTCCTATCTCTCGGTTGCAGGGTCGCCCATCACCGGCGCCGGCACGCTCGCAATCAGTGGCGCCAGCGAAGCGGCGAACAAGGTTCTGGCGAGTCCGAACGGCTCCGCGGGCGTGATGACCCCGCGGGTACTCGTCCCGGCCGACCTTCCCATCGCGACCACTTTAGCGCTCGGAGCGGTGCAACCGGATGGCACCACCATCACGGTTGCAGCGGGCGTTATCAGCGCAGTCGGCGGGGGCGCCGGGGGCGTGACGGCGGGCACGTTTGCGAGCCTGCCGGGTTTTCCGGTTGCGGGCCAGCTCTATTTCTTCACCGACTCGATTTACGAATGCGCAATCTACAGCGGTTCAGCATGGCTGTATTTTCTCGCAGGGCGGTCGCTCACCCCGCCGAACGATGGGGCCTTCACTTGGCAGAATCAATCGACAGCCTTGGACACGGGCGTGCATGGCGGGGCGAACATGCTCAGCGCAGTCGGGGCCGGCGGCTCGAATGTGAACGGACGCTATATCGCTTACCCGACGCCGCCCTTTACCATGACGATGGCGTTCCAAGGGCAGCCCATTTCCGTCGCCGGGAACTCTCCGACCAACGGCAACGGAGGCATGTATTTGAGCGATGGCACCAAAGTGATCGTGTTTGGGATCTATGGACCGCTGCCGAGCCTTGCACTTCAGTACGGGCCGTCCATGACGAACATCACGTCGAACCTGATCACCGTGCGGCAGACCTCCGCGGCTCCGATCTACTGGCTGCGGATGGACGATGGCGTGACCACCAGCGGCTACCAGACTTTCTGGACGTCTTACGACGGCATCAACTGGACCAAGCAGCTTGACCAGCCATCGACCACTGATCTCACGGCTACGCGCATCGGTTACTTCGTCTCGGCGTATGACACCGGCACTTTCTATCAGGCCTGGATCGCCCACTGGCTGCAAAGCTAGGCTTGCGCGGGGGGAACGCCGGCAGCGGCAGTTTTCACGGCGGTAAAGCCAACGGCCTGGAGCGGGGGAACGCCGGCAACCGCGGCCATCACCTGATCGTAGACAGTGGGCAACAGGTCGGCACCAAGCGTAACCAGATTGTCCGCGGGCGCAACCTTCGACGCGGCAGCGTTCAGGGCCGACGCTGCAAGTGACAAAACGGCTTGCTTGTGCGCAGCGGGGGAAAGCTCCGGGGCCGCGCTACTCACACCGGCGGCCAGGGCAGCAACGCCCGCCTGTAAATTCGCTATCTGTCTGAAAACTGTCAGCATGTCGTTTCCTTTGTAGGCCGAACAGCTCCGAACTTAACACGTCTTCCACGTCTTCCTCGTCTGTTTCCCACACATTCACTATTCGACCGTCGAAGTGCGTAGCGATGATCACCCTGGTAGCTCCTTTCCCCTCATACCTTTGGCACATTGCGTGGAGTTGGCTCGAACCGTTGCGCGCAATCGTGTGCGATGACTTCGCTCCGAAGGACTTAGAGGCATTTGTCGAATCATTCCAGAGAGGCGGTAGCCAGGTCGTTGGAGTTAAGGAAGATGGCCGCCTGGTTGGCGCCGTGACGTTCGAGCCGGTGAACCCGGTAACGTGCAACGTCCACATCCTGTTTGCTCCGAAGTTTCGGGGCCGGGAGAAGAAGCGGGCCGCGGCAGAGATGGCGTGTCAGGCAGCGTTCAACGCTGGGGCGCGGAAGTTGATGGCGCTGATCCCGGCTGATAACTGGCCGGCGATCGCGATGGCGGTACGGAGCGGGGCGCGGATCGAGGGGCGGCTGATGAGTCACTCGGTGCGAGATGGAAAACCGCTCGATGCAGTGTGTTTGGGAATTACGAAAGAGGAGTTTTCGCATGGGACTGAATTTAGGCGCATCTACGGGCGGAACATCGAGCAACAGCCAGACGGCGGGAACCGGAACCAACACGCCGACATTCTCGGCGGGGCAGGGGACCGTCCAATCGATGCTGGGGTCACTGTTCTCCCAGCTCCTGCCGGCAGCGGGATCGGGGGGGATCTCGGCGCCGGTGCAGGCCGTAGAAACCGGAAACGCAAATCAGATCAATCAGACCAGCGCGGCCACGGGAACAGCGATGAACCGCTTCCTCGCAAGCCGCGGGTTCGGAGCAAGCGGCCAGACGGGACAAGCGGGACTCCAGACCGAACTCGGCAGGCAAGCAGCTCTGGGAGCAAACGCGTCAAACGCGGGCGCCCAACAGCTCACCCAAAATGACACGGCTCTTTCGGATGCTCTAAACTTCGCGTTCAACACCCCTGGATCGAGTAGCAGTGCCGCAACCGCTAGCAGCGGCAGCTCCACGGCGTACAAAGTCGGCGCCGGAGTGTCGGTGTAATGGCCCAATTACTCAACGCTCCAGAACTAAATTTGAGTGGCTCCGCCGCCCCTGATCCGGCCGGGGAAGCAGCTTCGCACGCCTATGCGGCCGGGCTCCAGTTCGCGACGGCGTTGCGCGACCAGGCGCTCAAAGGGCAACAGCAGCAGCAACTCAAGCAGCACCAGGACCAACAGGCCCAACAGGCAAGCGATATTGCCTATGCCAAGGAGCAACAGGGATACAACCAGATCGGCGCCACCCTCGCTCCCCAGTACAACGCGGCCGTTCCACAGACCGGCAGTGTCGCCCCGACGCCTGCAGGCTTCGGCGGCGGCGAAGCTCCCCCACAATTGAGCAACCCCGGCAACTCGCTGAAACGCGACCCATCCGGATTGCAGCTCGATCCCAGCCAACAGGCCGACGACCCGAACCATATCCAGATCGATTCTCGAGGAATTGCGCGCCACGTTCCATCGCTCGAAGAACGCGAGAAGGCGAAGGTGAAGCCACCTGTTCCGCTCGATGACACCAACAGCTTTGTTCCTTCAGGAGATCTCGCGGACCGCCTCACGAAAGCAGGGGTGAAACCCGGTACACGGTTGCCCTTAGCCGATGCACTGAAGCAACAGGCACCAGGCGCGGAACACTACATTACGGGGACCGACAAAGACGGCAACGCGGCACAGTTCACGGTCGGTCCGGATCATAAGGCCGTGCCTATCGAGTTTTCGGACGGGTACAGCGGAGCGAAACCGGAGTCCGACAAGCCGGCGAAGTACACCTACAACCACTTCACGGATGACTCGGGAAAAGTCAGTGTGACCCGGATTGGAGGAGACGAGGAAGCTCCTCAAATCTGGAAGGGCGGAAAGTGGACGCCCATGGGAGACACCGAAACTGTAGGGGCAAAGCACAAGGATCCGGACGTAGCAAGCGCACTGGTGAACGAACACATCCAGGAGCGCAAGGATGCGAAGGAACAAGCAGGCCGGGACTCCGCACAGAAGGTGCTCGACGGGTATCAGGTGAAGGAGCAGTCTCAACATGCCCTGCGATCCGCCTATGGGGAGGCTTTGTCCACCCAACCGGATGCCGACGGAAAGAACAAAGGTCAAACCTGGGTAATCGATCCGGTGACTCATAAGGAGGAGGAGCTCACTCCAGCGCGGCGCGCCGCCTATCAGAACGAGTACCAGAGGGCCACAAAGCTGGCGGGAGCCTACCATGACGCCCAGCAGAAAATCATAGTCCGGCAAGGCGGTGATCCGGACCCGGCACAGCAACAGCAGACCGCACCTGCAGGCCAGCAGACCACTGCACCGCCGGCAGCTCCGCCGGCTGCGGCAGCGACGAAACCAGGCAGTAAGGGCAAGCTCACTGACAAGACCATCGTGCGGAAATACCTCGATGCGAATCACGGAGACAGTAAAAAGGCACAGGCCGCGGCGCAGGCCGATGGCTGGGTGTTCTAGACGTGCCCAACATCTTCGATGAGGTAGCGGGCGAGCAACAGCAACAGGCGCAGCCGCAGAGCCAGAACATTTTCGACCAGGTGGCCGCGGAGAAGCCGCAGGCGCAAGCGCCAGCAGCTCCGGCGGCCGCACCCTCGTGGCAGGACCGGATGACGCAGGAGGTTCAACAGAACGCTCCGCCCGTTGAACAGCATCGTGACGCGAGCGGCAACCTCTACATTGGCGGCCGACGAGCGGACGCCTACCAGCAGACCCCGCAAGAGAGCCAGCGCGCAATCGAAAACATCCGCGGGCTGGAACAGGACCATCCAGGCTTGGCGTCTGGCGGCATGCCTGACGTCGAGGCCTACGGTAACGCACTCGCCATGGGAGCGGGCGAAGTTCTACCCGGCGCCGCGGCAGCAGTCAAAAACCCGTTGGTCAAGAAAGCCCTTCTTTTGGGGAGCACCGCGGTCAATGCCTACTTCACGTGGCAGATGGGGCAAGGGGCAGGGCAGACCGCGAAAGAAGGCCTGGACGCTTACAACCAGGGCGACTACGCCAAGATGGCCGCAAAGATTGGTCACGCGGGCGTGCTGGGACTCCTCACGGTCCTCGGAATTCATGGACTCGCCAAAACCGCGGTGATTGCCGAACCGTTATCGCAGTACAACACCCGCCAGGCTTCGCAACCGTTATCCGAGCAACCCGGGGGAGTGGCAGCCGAACCCGAGGTTCAGCAAGGCACCGCAGGGCCGGCAAAGCCCGCAACTGCGACCCCTGCCACCCCTGCCAGCGCTCCGGCACCGCCGGAAGCCGCGGCGCCGATCGACCCGCTGAAGCGCCAGAAGGGCGAGAAGTTCAGCGCATGGCAGGCTCGCGTGAACGCTGCAGGTCCTGCAGCTCCGCCGGCACCGGCTCCGGTACCGCCGGCCGCTCCCGTGCCGCTCAGCTCAACACTTCCGACTCCGGAGCAAGCCGACCAGGCTACTACCGCGAACGCGCAGACAATCGTCAACGGTCCGCAACCGCCGGCAGCACCGGCGTCCATTCAACAGGAGACACCCAATGCAACTACCGTGGTCCAGCCAGGGCAAGCCCCCGGCAGCCAAACGCAAATCGATCAAGAGTCCAGCCCCGCAGTCGGGCCTACTCAAAGCCTTGAACCAGGCGCAGCCGAACCCGCAGCAACCGGCGAGATTGCCAGCACGCCCGAGCCTGCCCAACCGCCCGCCGATGAAGTAGCGCCCGCAGAAAAACCAACGCCCGAGAAAAAGCCGGCACCGAAGGTCATCGCGGCAGATTCGGGTAAGGTAGCTGACAAAGCAAAAACCGAGGCTAAAGAGCCACAGTCTGGGCCGCAGGAAAAGAAAACTGAAACCGGGCCGGTTTACGGCAAGCCCGTCAATGTTGCCGTGCCAGGCGAAGAAACAAACTACCCGGCACGCTACGCCATCCGCGAACTCTCGGACCTTCAGCCATCCCACAATGGGATCACCTTCGAGCGGAATCCGCGCTACGAATACCAGAACGACCGCGACTACAAGAACAACCCGGAAATCAGTTCTCTCGTTGCCGATCGGTCAGGCCCAAAGTTCGATCCCAACTACCCGGCGACGGAGTCTCCCACCGCGGAAAATGGCGGACCGGTGATCGATCCCCGCGGTAACGTCCTCGGCGGCAACAGCCGTTCGATGACCCTCGCCCGGGTGTACAAATCGAATCCCGAAGGAGTCAAAGCTTACCAGGCCGCTCTGCGCGATCGCGCTGCCGTGTATGGCCTGAAACCGGAGGACCTCGACCGTTTCAAACAGCCCGTCATGGTTCGGGAGCTTTCTGAGCAACCGAACGAAGCCGCGGCGCAGCGGGCGATAACCGACTTCAATAAGAAAAGCGCTGGTGCGCTCGCAACCGCGGAGCGCGCAGTGGCGGACGGCCGTCTGATGAGCCGGCAGACCATCGGTCTGATCTCCGCAAAGCTCGAGAACGTAGGCGAGGATTCGACGCTTGCACAGGCGATGCAGGGCGAGAACGGCGCGCAGATCGTCGACAGCCTGATCAAAGATGGCGTCGTCTCGCAGCAGGAGAGAGGCGCACTCATTGATGAGCGCGACTTGTTGACTGGCGAGGCCAAGGACCGTATCGCCAAGATGCTGGTCGGCCGGATGTTCGAATCGCCGGCACAATATCAGGCGACACCTCCGGAGTTGCGCAACAAGCTCGAGCGCGTGGCGCCACAGGTTCTCCGCCTCGAGGGACGTCACGGCTGGAACATTACGCCGGCAGTGCAAGAGGCGCTTGGGCTTTTGGCTGACGTGCGATCGCATGGCGGTAAGAGCCTCGATGATTTTCTGAAGCAACCGGACCTCCAAGGGGAAGAGCGGGACTTTTCTCCGGAAGCGGTAGGAATTGCGAGAACGCTGGGCCGCGGGCCTGTGAAGGTTGCGCGCGCGTTCCGGCAGTTCGCCAACGATGAAGCACTTTCGCGTCAAGGTGCGGCACGGACGTTCTTTGAAGCACCGAGCCGGGAAGAGGCTTTCCATGCGGCGTTTAGCGAGGGAGCGAAGGGAGCGCTTGCCCGAAAATCCCGGTTGCAGAAGATGCGGCCGGCTGAACTGGCACGGATCAGTTACCGGCCGACGAAGAGTGGCGCGCCGGGAACGCTGTACGGAAACAGTGAAGCGACGAATATGCTCTCGCACCTTGCCGAGGGCGCTTCGAGACTCCTTAGAGATCCTGAAACCGGCAACGTCCTTGTGGACGAAGACGGCGAAATCAAGCGGGACCTTGCGGCCTTCAAAGATTTTACCGGTATGTCGATGCATCGCCTTACCGTGGAGAGGCTTCTCGCGCAGGCCCGGTGGGAGTTATACAACGGCGGGTGGCTACCATGGCGGAGAGACGAATTACAACGTTTCGTTTTCGCGGCCAAGGACGCGTTGGAGTCAAAAGACCGGTCCTTCATCTACGCTGAAGCACAGCCGTTCCGCGACTTGCGGCGCACAATCCTCGAAGAACGGTTTCACGCCGAACAACGACGGAACACGGGGATCAAAGATCACGTTGACGTCCCCGCATTGATGGAACATCCCGCGGCGGAAACCGCCCGCGCAGCCCTCGTCGAAACTGGATATCCCGACGATCCCGACATAATTGCGGCTGAAATTGGAGCGAAAATTGCAGCCGGTTCATGGGACGATCTCGATTTAGCGGAAGACGAGGCCAAGAGCCTCTTCTACCGGTACGCGGAGCTAATCGTAGCCCGTCATGGCCCAGGAGTACTATTCAAATTCCGCTCGATCTCCCCTATACTCAAAGAGGTTTTTTATGAGCCTGGCAAACAGACACCGCTCGGTGAAGGACGATCTAGTCCTCGCCGATCCCCGACCGGGCATGACTCCAGAGGAGCGGAAGAAACGCCGCCAGGAGGTAGAGGAGCGCTGGGGGGGGCGTACGGGCAAGGGAGGGAAGCGCCCTCAGCCAGAAATGCTGGAGAAGAACCAGGCGCGACTGATCAGAGCGGCCACGAAGGGCAAAACGGAGTTCGACCGCGTGTGGAACGAGATCTTCCACAACAAGTTTCCGTCGCCCGGACTGGACAAGTTCCGTCAGAATCCGGGCCTGCGCTAGCCAGCCGGCGAAACCCCGATGACGATAGTAGAGGAGTCTATAGCCATCTTGGAGACCGGCCAGAACGTGGAGGACCTCCCGGGCAGGATGCTGGCAATAACCGGATTCGATCCGGATTATCCGAAACGCCTGCTGGACCTGAATCGGAAGGTCTACGAGAGGTGGGTGCAGAGGCAGATCGCAGAGGCGACGACAGCACCTACTTCGGCTCCGGACTCGGAGCGTTAGAACCCTTTTTCCGCGAGGCCAAGAAAGAAGGTGACCGCCTGCGCCTCGAACGCAGTGCAGCCCTCGCGGCGGCCAAGGTAGCGCGCTCGACACCCTCCGAGCAGCACGCCGGCGAGAAGGCGCGCGCCTGGTACACGGCCGAACGCGATCTGTGGGCGCTGCGCGTGAACCAGGCGATCGATATTCTGGACCGGACCAAAGCCAAAAAGGTTCAGGAGCGGGAAGCGGTTGGGATCATGCGCGAGTTCAGGCACAGTCCTCGGGAGCTGCAGCAGTTCGTCGATGGCACCCATCCGTTCCTGCAGGACGAAGTGGACGGCGGATCCGCCGAAGGTGTGAAGAACCTAAAAGTCCTGCTGCCCCGCATGCAAGAGGCTTTAGCCATGATGGCGCGGCCACTTACTGAGTCGGAGAACGTGGCAGATCGGCTCTACACTAACATCGCCGACAAGACTTTAAAGGAAGGGCAGAAGGGCGGCTGGATGGGATCGCGATGGCTGCCGGACCAGTATGTGCCTCACATCCTGAATGCAAAAGGTGAGGGAGGAGTTGCGAGGGCTCCATCGAAAAAGGGCCGGGCGATGGGGAACATCGGGAAATACTTCGGGTTCGCCGAACGGAGGGACGACAGGTACCCGACAATCGTTCACGCTGTCGCCGATGGACTGATCCCAAAAACGCTGGACCCCTCGGCAGCCTTCATAATTCACGGCGAAAACTTTGCGAGAGCCCGCGCAACGAGGTTGTTCGAGAAGTATCTGGCGGATTGGGGTCTGGGGCATTGGGGTACGCAGAAGAGCGCGCCGGAGGGATGGAAGCCCCTTGGATCGCATGCAGACGAATTCCGGAGGCTGGTACCTTACCTGAGGGAAAGCGCGCCGTCCGCCATCGAGCCAGGCAAAACCTACTCGCCACGCGAACTTTACACTAACCTGATTGGCGACCAGCTGCAAATTGTGCCCGACGTCGCCGAGCAACGGTTATACGTTCCTGAGTTCATTCAGTCGGCGCTCAGCTCGATCACAGACCCGGATTACACGCCAACACATCCCAAATTCTCCTATATCAGAAGAGCGCAGGCGGGGCTTAAGCGGGCCATCCTCGGCTTTTCGGGTTTCCACCTAGTCACTGAAAATTTCATGGCGGCGACGGATGTCGGTCCGGGTGGAATGTGGAGGGCGTTCGCCACTTCGAGGGAAAGCGCCGGGTTTCTCTCGGACGAGCGCGACCTGGTCGCCTCCGGAGGGACCACGGCGATCGAAGGGAAGGTGATGGACGCATACGGGAGTCTCAAGCCCGGCACAATTCCGACGCGGGCTGAAGTTGTACGGGCCTATATTCCAGGGACGAATCGAGCCCTGCGGGTAGCAGATTACATCACTCGTCTCACGTTCGAGAACTTCCAACGGCGGTTCAAGGTGACAAGCTTCGCACTGCATCGCGATGCATGGATAAATGACAACCCGAACGCCTCCTCTGACGAGCTGAACGAAGCAAAGAAGGGAATCGCGAGCTTCGTGAATGGCGTTTACGGAGGCCTCCACTGGGAGAACATGGGGACAGCTCACGCGTCGCTCGAATTGGGCCGGATGATCTTCCTTGCCCCCGACTGGAGCGGCAGTAACATCGCCCTTGCAAAGTACGCACTAGCCGACGCGCGTCTATCGGCACACGAAATTCCGCTGCGGAAGAAACTGACCGGCGCCTACTCGAAGGAATCGACGCAGGCACGTCTCTCTCGCGCCTTTTTCACCAAGCAGATGCTGGGCGGATTGCTGGCGACGATCGGCATGAGTATCGTGTTCACCGGCTGGCAGCCCAGTAAGTGGCGGCCGTTTCAGGTATACCTCGGCAAGGACAAGGACGGGAAAGACGTCTATCAAAACATCTTCTTCCGTGGACTCGCCGGCGACTCAGTCAGCCTGGGTACCAAGATGATCAAGCACGGGGAAGAAGGCTACGACGAGGGCGGCGCGGGCGGCTGGCTTGTCGGGCTGGGCATTGGAGCGGGCGTTTTCGTTGGATCGAAAGCGGCGCCCCTCGCAAAGTTTGCCAAGCACTTTATCTCCGGCCTTAACGACTTCGGGGGGAAGGAAACGCCCGCCGGACTCGCCTCAGACCTACTACCAATTCCAATCCCCCTGCGGCAGCTATACGACAACCGGGCCGGAGACAATGGACAGGACATCGAGTGGTCAGAGCGGATGCTCTCCCTCTTCGGCCAGCCGGCTCAACACGTTGCACCGAGCGGTCATCACCCCACGCACCACAAAACCACGCATAAGAAGGCCGCGCACACGGGTTGGGAGAAGATCCTGCTCGGGAAATAAACGCTGAAAGCACTTCGCGGCCAGTAAAGTCGAATAGCGCACCAGGCAGGGGGCGGCGCATGTTGCCGAGAGGAGATCTCCGGCAGGGTTTGTATCCCTCATGAAACAAAGCCGCCCCGTTCCGACAGAAAGAATGGATAGACTGATGACCGCGACACTCCCACTAACGAAACGCGCACCACGGATCCCGTGGATTGCCGTGATAGCGGTAGTGTTGTCGTTCGCTACGACGGCCGGGGGAAGCTGGGTGAGTGCTTCGATGAATGCGGCCACGCTGCGCGCACGGATGGACGCATCGGACAAGTTGATCGAGATCAACCGGCTGCGCGTTGAGGAAATGGTTCCCGAGAAACAATTTACGCTCGCGATCACCGACATGAAATCCGAACTGGACGAAGTAAAAGCGGACGTTAAAGAGATTCGTCGGGCTACGGCGCCGCGGCGCTAGAATCTCTTCGAGAAGGGATGCAATCCGTGTCGCCGCGGGACGTGGTCGGTCGAAGATAGAAGCATGCAGATCATCACGATACACCGGCCGGACGGAAGCGCCGAGAGCACCCTCATGTTGGTTCCTCGCCGGGAGGTTTCCCTTGAGGCGGTTCCTGGGCTTCAATCCAATCTGCGCGCATTAGAAGTTCTCCGCTCGTCTCGTCGGTAGGCCGGACTGCAGCGCATGAAACGCTCGTGCTCAAAATCGGGTAGTGGGCTACTTTGAAAATTAATGCTTGTTCGGCTCAAGATTCCGCTTGACATGCTTGAGCGGAATAAGCATAATAGTCTTATGAATCGGCTCACTTCTGGACAGCGCGATGCTTCGACGGCCCGCGACTTCATCACAGACCTTGCAGGACGCCTCCGTAACCGCGTGCAGTTGACCACTGATGGTCTCAAGCTTTATCTGAACGCCGTTGAAGATGCCTTCGGAGGCAACATCGATTATGCGATGCTCGTCAAGATCTACGGCATCGATCCGCGACTCCTGGATACAGGGCTTGAAACCGAACCAGGAGCCGCCAGCAGAAAGAGGTCCGAATGAGAAACCGACGCCCCTAGTTATAAGGGCGAGTGGGCGGGGAAACCCGCCCACAACACTCTCGCCTTTTCATTTTTACCACAGAATTCACGAAAGGAAAAGCCATCGAAAGTTATTTGTCCCAGCGCGAGCGCGCGGCCTTCAACGCAATTTCGCGGCGGCGTTCCGGTGTCATGGACGCCGCCCGATTCTTGCCTCCGATGCGACCGCCTTTTCTGCCGAGCTCGGCCATGACGCGCGAAATCTCGTCGCCCGTCGGCGGGCGATCCGAGTCGTCCTGCTGAGTCGAACGCCGGACCAAATCTTGAGCGACCTGGTTGAAGTCCATCCTCTTGGGCTTCGACCCACTCACTGCTTTTTTCTTTGCGGCGGTTCCTGGTTTGTTAGGTCTTATCGGCAGCACTGGCATACTTCTGGATTTCGACATTTAGCGATCTCCACCACGCACCGTCGCAACCTTGAGAAGTCTAAGTACAAGAGCGTCCCATTGGCGGACGAACTCGCCGCGACCGTATACGTCTTCATAGTGTCCAGTGGTCACGCCAGCAGCTCGTGTCTTTCTACGACCCAGCTTGGGCAGATATTGAGACTGGGGCAATTCGTTGATCAACAGGCGCTCGCCGGTAAACGCTGCCGCTGCCTCTGCCTTCTCTATCCACGCTTCCAGAGCGACCAGTTCAGCCTTGATAGGATCGACAAACAGGCGCTCGGAGCCACCAGCGAACACGAAGTTTACGCCGGATTCGAATTTGTTGATGTTGGTATCCATATCTCTATAGTAGATGACTACACGTCAGTCTGTCAAGAGAAAAAATGTAGTCATGTATATAATTCCCCTTCATTTAACCGTCGCTTTCTTCTTTGCCGCGGCTTTCTTCTTCGGTCCCTTTCCCCATCGGGCTAACGCCCCGCGCTTTCCGTTCTCCTTTCTCTGCTTGGCGGTAAGTGAGCCGAATCCCTTCGTCGGCACTTTGGCGATGCCGCCCATTCTCCCTGCATCTTTTGTGTCCATACCCTAAACAATACACTGCCATAAGCCATTACTGCAAGGTTGGCATACGAAGGTACTGGTACTAGCTTCGACCGGGATCGAGGCAGAGTATTGTATACTATAAGCCCTTATATTAAGATGAACTGTAGGCGATCACATGAGCCAATTCCCCCGCAATCGCAACAGGATGCCGATACTGAAGCGCCGCTTAGGACCGCCAAGACGCGGTTCAGAACCAAACGATCAATACCTCAGATGGCTGCGCAAACAGGCTTGTGCGGTTTGCGGAACTCTTCGGTGGGTCGAAGCGGCTCATGTGGGGCTCAGGGGACTCGATCGCTACGAACTGATTGCGTGGTTTAACGAACGGTACGACCAGGAAGTTAAGTGAAAAGGAGACCGAAGACGATGTTTCTCGACAACGAAACGGGCTATTACGACAACGAGACCAACTTCTCAAATCACGACGCGCAAGTGGAAGCGAAGCAACGGGAGCGGGATGACCGCTTCGAATACGAAGCCGAGGCGATGCTGGCCAACGCGTGGGAGGGTGAGACGGAGATCGACCGGGCGACGCGCCTGGGCGCGATCCCCGCCGGCATCGAGATCCCCGCCGGCCTGAAGGAGGTTGCATAACCATGGCTGTAATCAGGTTCGACCCCAACACCCCGGTAGAAGTCGCATTGAAGTACGACACCGGGCGAGAGGTGGAGAGCAAGAAAACGTTCGTCAACAAAGAGACCGGCGAGCAGGAGAGACTTCCGAATCAGATCATGTACACCGTCTGCGGCGATGACACGATCTACTTACCGGTGCACGTCGGCGAAAGGATCTCCCAGATGGGAATCAAGAAGGCCGAGCTGATCTCGATCTGCAAACGGCAGCAGGGGACGATGGTCAAGTGGGAAGTGAAGCGCCTGGCCGAAGGTACGGAGCCGCAATGTGCACCGAACTCCTTTGACAGCATCCCGACGGCGATCGACGCGACTCCGCTTGAGCGGAAGCTCACGACTTCGGTCAAGCAAGCCCAGCAACGGAAGGCGGTTACTCCTCAGTGCGCGCCTTCCGCTGCCGCCACTGTACCAGCGAAAATCCTAACGCCGGCAGCACAAAGCAATTCTATCCCGGCGCCGATCAGTCACACATTGATCAGCAAGCTGATGGCGTCGTCGCTGATCGCAGCCTTCGACGCTACCCAGGAATGCGAGAGGTACGCTCACTGCAAAGGCGTTGAGGTGGAGTTTGGTGCGGACGATATCCGCGCCATCAGCAACACGATCTTCATTGCCCTCAGCAAAGACCCGCGGTTTGTCGAGCCGCAGAAAGTGAATGGGGCGGCTTAGCCATGGCCGCCCCGCCGCTCGACTTCACCCGGCTCGCCGCTTTGCACCGGCAAGCGCTTCGCGACCAAAACCTCGTTCGTTGGGGCATCGCCGTATTGATCGTGTCTCCGCTCATCGGACTCGCGATCGGGCTGGCCGTCTTCGGCTGGCCGCAGTAACCGGTTAAACTTAGGGGAGCGGCTCCAACCGCCCCCCTGTATTGGCTCACAGAGGAAAAAATGACAACAGAAGAACGCTTCCAGCGGATCGAAGGCATCCTTGACCGCGTGGTCGAGACGCAACTGCAGGTAGACTCGACCATGCTCACGCTCACCGAGTCACACATCAAGCTAGCGCAAGAAATGCGCGCCCTGGAACTTCAGTGGCAGGCGTACCTGACCACCATCCGGCCGTAGTAAGAAAGCCGGAAAGCACGATGATGCCAAGCTCGAAGCTTTGATTGGGAATTATATACATGACTACATTTTTCCTCTTGACAAACTCCGTGTAGTCATCTACTATAGAGATATGGAAACCAACACAGCAACCCTCGAAGCAAACTTTAAGGCAGCCAAAGCTGCTTACGACAAAGCCGCTCTCGCCGAACGCCGCCATCAGGGGTCTCGCGCTGAAACCGACTTTCGCGACAAACAGATGCATGTGGCTCTGAAGGTTTGGCGCGATGCGGTGGAAATGAGCGAGGTGAAGGCTTAAATGACAAAGCAACGGTATCAAGAGATCAAAAGCCAAATGACCGCAGCCGCTGCCACATCTGGTCAAACCTCCGATTGGTTCGCGGACATTTTCGGCCCCATGGAAGCCGTCGAAGCCAGCCTTACGGAGCAAGAGCGCACGGAGTATACCCGATTGGCTTATGCGCATATGGCTCTCGACAACCCGGTAGGATACAACGGCATTTCCGAATCCGACAAAATTGACGCCGTAAAACTGATCGCAGAGCAGGGCTGGTAAATGGATCGGCAACAGAGGTTGGCGCAGTATAACAGCAATCAGCGGGTTGATCTGGTGCGGAAAGCGCACGAGGAACAGGGCTATGCAATCATCTCTTCTCTGGTGCCACGCCGCGTCGGAGAAGTCCTCAACGGACATCTTGGCAGTATCGAGAGGCTGGCTATGGCGGTCATCGGTGAGGCGACTTACGATGACTGGATTGCGCAGCGGAGACGATATTACAGCGGAGACGGCGAGGCCCAGAGCAAGGGCGTCTACTACTACAAGGTCAAGGCCGAATAAATGTCCAAATCCACAATCAGCACTTTTCAGCTTTTTGCGTTGTTTCCGGACGAAGAATCGGCCCGGATCTACCTGGAGTCGCGTATCTGGCCCGATGGCCCGGTCTGTCCGATGTGCCTGTTCGGTGAGCGAATCAGCATCCTGGGAAGCTGTGCGACCCGCAAGCATGGCTACTATCGCTGCCTCCGATGCGCGTTTGACTTCACGGTTCGTACTGGCACGGTCATGGAGCGATCCAAGATTCCTTTGCATAAATGGTTGTACAGCATGTACTTGCTTGTCACGGCACGTAAAGGAATTTCCTCTATGCAACTCGCTAAAGAGATCGGCATTACCCAAAAGTCTGCGTGGTTCGTCTTGGGTCGGCTGCGGGAAGCTTGCGGCGGCGATGGGCCGGATGGTGGATTGCAGAAGCTTCGCGGAACGGTGGAAATCGATGAAACCTTCGTTGGCGGCAAAGAGGGGAATAAACACGATCATAAAAAGCTGAAGCAGGGGCGCGGATCGGTCGGCAAGGTCGCTGTGTTGGGGATGCGCGAACGTGGTCGCGGCGGAAGAACTTACGCGACGGTCGTACCTGAGACGCTGAAGGGTTGAAAGTTGCTCGACAGTTTGGCTGGAGCGGTCGCGATGAAAAGTGGCATCTGCTTCACAACGGAAAGGACTCCGGGCACGAATTCAACACCGCTAAAGAGGCAATCGAGCACGCTGAAGATGCGAGGATACATGGCCACTAAAATTCCCCCAGAACTAGACTTGATCGCGGACGTGGTTCTGAATTACCGACATGATCCAAAGTGTACGACGGCAAAACCGCTGAAGAAAAAGGCAAAAAGCCGACCAAAGAAGCGGAGTCTGCAAGCCTATGATTCTTCAAGGGGTATGTAGTCATGTATATAATTCCCCTTTGATTGACACCTTGCGTCGATCTGGCGGCAACGGTCACGCGAAACGGAAGGTCGATTTGCACTAGGTGGAGGAAACAAAATGGAGGAACGTTTCGTGGACGTCGTATTCGATGGCCCGCCGGCGGCCGAAAGCGGGCGCTTCGTGGAAGTCGAGGACCATTTAGGACGTAGTATCCAATTCGGGAGCTGGGTACAGCGGCCTGATGGCTATTGGTGCTTACGCTTAACTGCTGGTGACATAGCCAAAGTGATTGAGAGGGAACCCAGAGACCCTCCTGGTTGGGAGGGAGGGTTCGCGCCGAATCACTGACCCCTAAAGCCCTCTGGACCTTACGAGTCCATGAGGGCTTTTCCCATTTCATCGCGCCTTGCGTTGGTCACGCGGGCGTAGATCATGGTGTTCTGGATGTTCTCGTGTCCCACCCAATCCCTCACTTGCTCCACGTTGAACCCGCGGCTCAACAGGTGCGTGCAGCATGCATGCTTGAATGTGTGGCAATGGCTCATCTTCGTCGGCCACCCCGCCAACGTGCCGTAGCGCTTCACCAGCTCGTCGAGGCTTTGCCGGCTGATCGGACCGTGTTTCCGGCTCGCGAACAACACCCCGGGCAGCGTACCGCGTACCTTGAGCCACTGTTTCAGGGCCTTGATGGTCTTGCGGTTCATGGGATGCTCACCCGAGTTCGAGCCTTTCAAGCGGGTGATCATCAAGCGATCGGTCCGCGGCTGGTAATCCCGCATCTCGATCTTTCCGACCTCTGAAGCTCTCAGACCCGCGTGATACATGATTCGGAAGATAGCCCGATCGCGGTGTGATTCGATGACCGAAAAGAAGCGATCGATCTCTTCCGGCTGGGGGATCAGGTGCGTGAGCTTCTTCTTCCGCCTGGTAGGCGCTTCAACCTCTGAACCGGTCACTATAGTTATTCCGTCCGGTTCGTACCAAGTCGAGGGATCTAACCCCTTTAGTTGCGTTTCCGCGTCTTTCTGGTTTTCCACTGTAATGTCCGGTTCGCAGGGTTTTGTGGGGCTTTTGCTGCCTTTCCCGCGGCTGGTAGCCATTCGACTTTTGGCCACAAACCGTCGCAAACCGTCACCCCCCTCCGCGCGCGAGAGCGGCGAAAAACCGCCTATCTGGGTGAGAATGAGGGATGCAAATACGACTGGTGAAAAAGCGCATCGGCACGACGTTGACCGCAACTCTGACGTTCAAAGCGTACTCGGACGAGGAAGCCGCGGACCTCAGGAAAGTCGTTTTAGCCCTGCGGCATGCCGGGAATATCGAAGCATTGACCGAGGTGACCGAGGTGATTGAAGACCTGGGAAAACTCGGCTATGCCGGCGAGCTGCTGAAAGAGACGCGCAACACCAAGGAGTTTCAGCTCTCGAAGGCGACCTGACGGAGCGTGCGCGAACGTCGGCCGTGGTGAGTCGTTCGTGGCTAATCCGCGCTACCGCGGCTCATGGCGCCACCACTACAAGCGGGCATACGTGCTGTACCGCGTTTTTGATTGTGATCGGGGCCCCGCAGCGATTACAGAAAAGCGAGTCGCCTTCGGCTGCCATTGTTAAGAGTTCGCGCATCAGCGCGCCAATATCTGCTTTGCGGGCGACTTCGCCCCAACTTACGATGGCCTCAAGAGCCAAGGCACAGACGGAACATAGATCCTCCTCGACCCACCTGCAACCGCACGCGCACGGCTCCGCCTCCGTGCACCCGCACACGCGACATTCTCCGTTCATGCCCCAGCTCCTTTCTGCCGTCTGTTGCGCGGCCGTCCCTTCTTCTCTGTCCGCAGTCCCAGCTCGTGGATCAACCTGTAAACGTAATCGGGGTGGTACGCCACCTTGTACCGGGCCTTGATCCAGGCCCGAAACTCCCGCCCGTAGACGGGTCGATCGCCGTAGTGGGCCCGCAGTTCGTCACGTTGGGCAGCGGTGAGCCTGGCAGGCCTGCCAAGCGATTTGCGTCGCTTCAGCCCGTCCCGACCCTCAGCGCGCAGCCTGCGACGCCATCTCCACGACGTGGTGAGCGAGACGCCGTATTTCTTTGCGATCTTCGAATAGCTCAAGCCGGCGATCATGTCCTCCGCCGCTTCAAACCGGCGGGCTTCGAGGTTCTTGCGTGTCATGGGGCTCCTTTCGCTCGTTCCTTGGCATTGGGATCGCGCAGCATGACGAGCTGAGCCCGCGCGATCATTCTCTCGAGATCGGATTGTTGAGGGTCGCGGATAGAAGCTGGGTCACCAGGTCCGCGCCCTTCTCGACGCGCCTGAAGATTGCGACGGCCGCCGGCACCCGGGTCATGGGGCTCCTTTCGCTTTGCCGTCCTCGGCTTGAATCTTCCGCCGCATACGCTCGATGCCCTCGGCCTTCAGTTGCTCCTCATCGATGGGCGTGTCGTCGATGGGCGTGGTGTACGCTTCCGACTGCCGGCTCTGTTGCGCGGCTTCGCGTTCGAGCTGCTCTCCCTGCCACGTGGCGAGGGCCTCTCCCCTGAACAACTTCGCGATCTCCGTTCGCAGAACGCGGACAGGAGAACGGGCGCCGGCGTTGATGTGCAGTTCCGGTATGCGGGATACGACATCCTGGACGGTCACGCTCTGGTCTTCTTGCCGGCACTCGGCTAAGACGCCGCGGGCGAACTCGTCATCGATGGCGCCAACCGGCGCGAATGCTTTGAGGATCGGGGCGATGGATTCGGGAGCAGGGGCGGGGGAGAGCGGCGGCGGCGGCGGCGCTTCGGCCAGAGAAGCCGCCGCCGCCGCATCGCCCGTTCTTTCAGAAGTTCTTTCAGTTCTTTTTCTTATGGGGGCCGTTTTCGCTTCCGCGCTGCCCGCTTTTAGGCGCGCGATAACCCTCTTTTCGGCCTCTTCCAGGGCGCGCGCGTCCTCTTCTAGACCAGCCAAATAGGGGGCGCGCGCCGCCTCCTCAAGCTCCGGATCGATGTCGATCTTCAGACGTTTTACAAGGCGGCTGACGACGGACTTCTTGGGGAACCGGGCTTCGAACCATTCCGGAATGGGGGCGCGCGCTGCCCCCTTTTTGGGTTGAGGGTCGCGCGGTATCGCCCACGAGAAGAGTTGGACCTTGCCCTTATGAAGTGGTCCGTCGCCGGTTCCCTTCCGATCGCCCAATCCGGCGGCTTTGAGTTCGTCCATGCCGCGGCGGAAATCGCGCGGGGACTTTTGGGTTGCGCGCATCACGTCGCGTGGCGTAACGGGGACGCGCTCGCCGCCTCCTACCATCTTGACTGCCAACTCCGAATCGAAGCCCATGGTGTAGGGTTCCAGGTAGCAATCGATCTGGCGGGCATTGATCGATAGCTTGTCGAGGACAGCCCGGCGCTCGACGCGGGCCTTCGTGTTCCTGTACCAACGCTTGTCGGGAATCTCGATCGGTTGGCCGTCGGCGCCCGTCACAATGAAACTCATGCCGCGCCGCCTTCGGCTATGATGATTTGTGCCGGCTCTCCGTCTTGCGCCTTCATCGGGCACCCTCGTCGCATGTGTCCGGTGCAGTACGGATAGCGCTCATCTCCCACGCCTCGCGGGCCAATTTCAGCCTGATCGTGATGGCATCGATTTGCGCCTGGATAGCGCTGATCTCCACGGCGCGCTCCGGAGCGAGAAGCCTTTTTTGCTGCTTGAGTTTCTCCCGCCGCTCCCGTAGTTTGACGCCCGCCCGTGTGAGATTACCCGTCTCACAATTGATCAGGTATTTGGGCGCCGCGGCTTGGGCGCGGTCTCTTTCGGCCCGCAGATCCCTCGCAATCATTTTGGCGTGAGAGAGTTCACGCGTCTTTTGTTCGAGGGCGCTCTCGACGGACTTTTGCTCTTGAAAATCGGTGGGTGGTTCAGTATTCTGATGAAGTTGTTCTTTTCTCGCGCTCATTGTGGAGAGTCCAAAAACCGACTTTTTTGGTTTGACTCACGAGCGCAGGGAGGGATAACATGTAGATGGTATGGCTATCTAATCATCTAGCCAACCCCACCTGACGCTCATGTTACTGCCGACATTCACTGCAACCTGGCCGGTCAAACTAAGAAGCAGTTG